AATTTCTTAATAATTCTATATCTTTTTCTGTAAAATCACCTTGTCTATTTCCACTAACACAGGCTAGTTCTTTTTCTAATGGTGTTGGTGTTTTTACACCATTTACAAAATCAGTCAATAATGCTAAGTCAGCGTCATTTATCTCACCATCATTATTTATATCACCATATCTCATTAATGTAGCATTTTCTAATGATGATGCTTTTAACACCATTTTAGTAGTATTCTTATCATAAGCTCTTAATATAAATCCAGGCATTGGGTCTTGATATGGAGATGGATGTGCTCCTCTTCCTGGAACTACATTGATTTCACCATAACAAACATCCCCTTCTTTAGAGAAATACCAGTCTGGAACTTTATATAACCAACTTTGTAAATCCATATAATAAACATCAGCATGTTTTGGGTCTTTTATATAACATCCAACATCTTCTGCTTCTATTCTGGAATACTTTTGAGGGTCTTCCTCTATATTTGTAAAATCATTACCATCCCATTCTATACTACCTAAATAAAGCATATCTGGGTCTTCATTTCCCTCATCTAATCTTTCATTATAATAAGTTAAATACATTCCTTCAAATGTTTTTTGTACACCTACTGTTAAATCTCCTAGTACATTTCCTTTTAATTTATATTTTCCAACTGTAAAATCTCTTCCTAGATTATCTCTTCCTAATTTAAAAGCAACATACCATTTACCTGCCTCTGCTGGAGGGTCTATTTGAATTGGTACTGATGCTATAATATCCATACCATTAATAGATGCCTCGCCTTCTGATATTTGTAATACAGTTTTATTTGTTTTTATATCATTTTCAGCACTCAATACAAAACTTGGATTTTTAATACAGAAATTCTTTTTTGCAACTCTGGTTACAAATCTTGCTTCATTAAATTCTGTATGTAATTTACCAAAATCTTTAGCATTTGATGATGGAAAACAAGTTATATTTTCTCCATCATAATATGATACTGGGTTCTTTGCCATTTGATTACCTCCTTTAATTTATATACAATCTATGTATTTTATTACCTCATTAATATTTTACCAAAATAAATAAGGGCTTATTTGCCCTTATTCAAATCTTATTTTTAAATCTTCTATTACTGTTCCTATTAAATAATTATTTGTTATTGCAGAATTAGTTACTTGAGAACCATTTGCATAGTACACTGGTATTTCAGAAATGAAATTAAACTTTGCAAGTATTGTATGATTATTCATTTTATGTGCAGTATAATCTGAAAATGTAGATTCTTTTAGAATAGAATGATTAGCACCTCCGTATGCAGTTTCAAATATATAACCACCTAAAGAATGTCTAATACTTCCACCAAATTTTTCTATAATTATATTATTTATATTATACATACTTTTATCTACAACAATAAATATATGTATTGACTTTCTCAAAGATGTAACATATCCTGAAACAAAATAACTATCTGAAATCAAATAGTCATTTGGTTTATAATATAAATCGTCAATTAACTTATTATATTTTTCTTCTAAATTATTGTTTTTACAATTTGGTATCATAATTATATATTCCTCCTTATTTCCATTTTCCTATTGCCATATATCCGATGGCACAACTTACATATTCGCTTAAAGGACCATTTCTTTGTACTACAACTCTTCCTGGATTTTCTGGTGTACTTCTAAATTGTGGTAAGTATTGTGTTATATATGTTAAATCAGATGATGGATTATAATCAAAATTATATATATTCCAAAATATTTGTGGTCTATCAAATACATCTATATCACTTTTAAAGGGTACTATAAAATTCTTGAATCCTATTGACATACTTCTATACCCCACATTAGTTACCATATCTGTTGTAATCCACCCATTCCATTTACAATTTATAATTAAATCTCCATTATCATATTTTCTAGCTCTTTGTTTTTCAATTAAATCTTTACCATTAGAATCAACTTCTGTCCACTCTTTTACTATTTCTTCATAAGAATTGCTATCACCTATCTTACAAAATGGTATCATAGTTATTATAATCCTCCTCTGACTTGCTGTATCTATAAAACTTTATATCCATAAACAGCATGTATTTTATTTAGATTTAAGTCCTCATCTGTTATTTCTTGTCCTTCTCTTTTTCTTCTATTAAATAATATAGTTATTGTTTTTCCTTTTTCATCATTCCATTTTCCTTGAATACAAGCAAAATATACATAATTACTTCTTAACTGTGTTACATTTAATACTACCTCATTATCTTGCCATAAAGAATTACTATGCCAACTAGGGTTATACCAAGTTGATACATTTATTGATTTTGATATATCCCCTACTACTGCTGCTAACCAATCAAATCTTATAAAATCATAATCAATCATAGGTTTATCTAATACAAATATACTTCCCTCTTGTGCAGGTGCAGCACCAGTAGAATATAATATTTCTTGAGTTATATTTCCCTTTGATAGATTTATATTCCTTTTACAAAATGGCATCATCTCAATAACCTCCTAAATTAATCTATTACATCTATCATAAACTATCCTCATATAATTTCTACCACTTCCATCACTTTTAGCTTCATTGCTGTCTGCTGTTACATATTCTATATATTGAGAAAAGTTCTCTACTATATTGTTTGTATGGTCAAACTTAACATCATTATTATCAAATGAACCATAATCATTTACCTGTTTCTTTGTTGCTACTATTCTATCATACCAATTAGCATAAGGGTATTGTGTTCTTAATATAGTTGTTCCTCTTACTACATTATTTGGTTGATTATTCCATACTACACCATAAGTATTCCTTACTCTATTTATTAATGCTTTAGAATTATTATAATGTGTTGCATATATTATATCTCCTCTAACTGGTGTAAATGATGCTGGTGTTATTGTAAATGTTCTAACATTACTCCATTCACTCCAATTATTTTTATCACCTGTATATTTCTTTTTAACTCTTACTCTCAATCTATATGTTGTTGCAATAGGAAACCCTGATGCTTTAAATGGTGCAAATATCATTTTCCTTTGATATGTTAAATTACTTGCTAATGCACTTGATATAGATGCTGCTTGTGTACCTGTTGCTGTCTTACCTGCTGGGTCAGATGTTAATCTGAATACTTTATTATTTACTTCTATTTCTATATCATCATAATGATATGTTTCTAATTCAGAACCTTTATCTGGGTCTGCTGGTAATTGAAAACATACTCTAAATTTTGTATTTATCCAATCAGAACCTTCTATTGGATATGTTATTGATGGTTTTGCTAATCTAGCAGCCATTACAACAAAATCACATTGAGTAGGAGATGTGAAATACCAATAATTACTTGCATAAGCTGGATTTGCTAATTGAGCTTGGTCATTTCCAAAATAAGGTGTTATATCTACTTTAGTATGTTGCATTTTTGGTATATCTGCTTTTGGTATTACAAAACTCTTACTTGTTGTATAATATGTTTTTACTACTGTTCCTGCTTGATTATATAATCTTATTCTATATCCTTGTGTATAACCAGCATCTGCTGTTGTTGTATCATATACCCAACTTAAATATATTCCTGTCAAACTGGTATCATTTATTACTAAATCGTCTTTACCTATTCCACTTCCACTTGAGTTATTTTTTCTATATGAAAGATTACCACAAGTTACACCTTTTAATGGTTTATATATTACTTTAAAGGTGCAAGTCTTTTCTGCACTTTCCCAATTTGCTGAGTTATTTCTTCTTTTAACATGCATTGTTATTATTTGATTATCATAAGCTTTTGGTACAAATCCTCTTAAATTTGCTCCACTTAAAGTAAATGTAGAATTATTACCTGCTGTTCCTACTTGTGTCCAAGCATTTCCTATATTTACACCACTATATGAACAATGTGCTAATGTGTAGAATTGTTGTTCTAGTGCTGCCCAAGCTCTATCATTAATTCCTGATTGTGTAAATGTTATTGTTTGATTTTGTGCATTTACAGCAGTAGGATTTGCAGATACACCTGTTATAGTAGGTTCTTGATATGTATAAAATGTTTTATGTCCTGTTTGATATTCTGCATGACCATCACTAAACCTTATCCTAACATTATAAGAACTTCCATGTCTAAACCCATCACCCCAAGTTGGATAGAAACTACCCCATAAAGAATCTCCCTTACCATTTCCAAAACCAAAATCTCTTACACCATCTACTCTTGCTATTACCCAACCAAGTCCATTAGTACCACCATTTATCTTATAGTTTACATCTACTTTATCTCTATCTACTTTTACTATTTGAGTAGCACTCCATATATCATAGGCAGGAGGAGAATATGGGTCTGGTACATATAATGTTAAAGAGCCAATAGTTACAGGTCCTCTTAGATTGGCAGAACAATGTCTTCCATTTGTAATATCAGGACATTCCATAGTTACTGAAATTGTATGATTTCCAGCACCTACATTTAAAGAACCTGACATAGATATTCCACCACCAACCATTGCAACTGTTGTACTGCCAACCTGGTTACCATCTATGTAAAGTCTTACTGTATCTGACATTGAAGAGTGACCTGATGCAGTTAATACTTGATTTCCACTGAAAGAAGCACTTATGGTTAAACCTGAATAATTAGCACTTAAAGTTCCAGATACTTTTCTTCTAGGTGCTCCACCAGTATGCCAACCATTATCACACCAAACATCTGCCATATATATAATCTCCTTTCTATAATACTTATTACTCATTAATATTTTACCAAAAATAAAGACTACATTATTTGTAGTCTTTTTCATATTCTATAAATCTATCCAACTTGAGCCATTGTATTGTTTTACTGTTATATCTTGTCCATTTCCACTTTTTAATCCTATGGTTTCCCAAGTACCATTTACTAATTGTTTTACTGGGCTTGGTTGATATTTTGGTATATTAAATGTAAATCCATTTCCTACACCACCTCCAGGATTCCAATAACCACCCCAGCTAGTGTACCATACACCATAGTTACCAAAATGTAATGTAGTATTTCCTGATGTTTCCTGCATAGTCCATGTTTCTGTAAAATATCCACTTCCATCTCTGCCTATATTTTGAGCATCTCCGTGAATATTATATTGTGCTTCCCCACCATTTTTAGCTGCATAACAATATACTCTCCAATGATAATAAGTTTCTGTTGTACCACCTACATTGTTCCACCACCACTCATACTTTACAGATAAAGTTTTATCATTTGCAGCACTTCTAGTTGCTGTTACTTTAAATGAATTTACTCTAAATTCTCCTGGAGATGGTTGTGCTGGATTAGGATTAGACATAAAAGCATTTGATGTCCACCTATTTGCACTAGGCTCTCTACACCATCCACCATAGTTTTCAGCAACCCACCACCAATCAGATGGTTGGTGTCGTCCTACTTTAGCATACCCAGTTCCTGGTCCGTTTCTAATTCTTAATATACTTGATACATCATAAGTAGTTGTAGACGCATGATTATGATAATGTGTATAACCTGTTGCTCCAAAACTTGTTACCTCTTCTAAAGCCATATTATCTACCTCCTACTTTGTTACTATCCATATATCACCATTTGCTGCTCCTGATGGTGTACTACTCTGTATAAATACTTTTCTACCATTTACAGTCAGATTTGTTGTATTTGTAGTTGTAAAATATCCAGTACTATATCTTGCAGCAGATGTTCCTATTGCATAAGTATTATTTGCAGATGGTGTTAATGCTCTTGAAGTAATTGTTCCTGTCATTGTTCCCCCAGAAATAGGTAAGGCTTCTGTTCCTGTACTTCTAGTAATAGCAAAATTAGATATATTACCTGTTCCGTCAAAAGTTACACTTGCTACTGCTGTTTTAGTAACTACTTTACTATTTTCTAATGTTGTTGAATATTCTCCTGTTGGTATAGAAATAGTTGTATTATCTGCTGCGTCTGCAATACTTCCATTTATTCCAACTAATTGTATTCTATTGTTAGCATCTCTATATGCTATATAAAAAGGTCTGTCATTTTTATTATAATAGTTATTAGTTAATCTTTTCTTAAAATCATCTGTAAGCGTTCCATTAAAATATAATATTTCATCAACTTTAGTATAATCAGGTTTAATTGTAACTGTATTCGTTCCACTATCATCTGCTATAGCAAAGTCAACAAAGTTCAAATTCTTTCTAAATGCTACATTTGAATTATTGTTTTTTATATCTCTTCTTAATTTAGTTGCTATGTTATCATAACCATCTTGTGTAAATTCCATAGTCAAATCAAAATTCTTTGTACCATCTGTTTTTAGATTTGTACTTTTTGTTGCATTTATTGAAACATCTCCATCAGTACTTCCTACTGTAAATTCTTTTGTTAATTTATCAACTGTTGCTCCTGCAATATGTCCTACTTTATCTGTAACTACTATTTTATTTTGTGGAATATCTGCACCTATTGTATAATCTATATAATCTTCTGATATTGCTTTTACATCTGCAGGTGTTAATGTAATACTTTCTCCTGACTTACCATTTACAGATTTTACACTTACACCTAAATCAGCTCTATTCCAACTCGAATTATAATAATAAATCCAATCTCCTACTTTATAATTCTTTCCACCAAAAGTATTTGCTGTTGTAACTAACCATGCCTGTGATTCTTTAGGTGTTGCTGATGGAGCTCCTCCACCATCCCAATTTCCCATTATCCTTACTGCTTTTGTCAATCCTTCTGGTAATTGAGATTCTGGAACTATTCCGTTTACTAAACTTGGTATTTTAACACCAATATCACTAGGAGTTAATACTGCTGCAGAACCGTCAAGTGTAGTTGTTATTTTAAAACTATTTTTAGATGTATCTAATTTTGCATTTCCTTTTACTGCACCTGTTATTTCAAATGCAATCTCATGGTCTAATTCTTTTGCATTATAAGCAGTTGTTGGTAAATTTCCATCTGTATCTAATTTCAATGCTTTTCCTGAAGTTGGTGTATCTGATACTATATTAGAAGCATCTGTTGACATTGTTAAAGATAATTTATCATAACCGAATAAAACTTCTCCAGTAATATCTCCTTCTAATTTAAGTTTAGTATCGTGGTCTAAATCACTTGCTGTTAAAGCATTTCCTGGCAAATTCTTATCACTATCTACAAGTAATGCTTTTCCTGGAGTTGGAGATGTTGTAAACATATCATTTAATAAATCTTCTGTTTCTTTCTTATTGTAGTAATTTGATAAATCTTTACCTGCAGCTCCTTCTAATGCATCTAATCTATCTGTTATATCTTTATGCTTATGCTTATCTGGGTCTATTGTTAAAGGTATTGTTGTATTTGTATTATTGATAACTGTTCCTTGTCCTGTTGCTCCTCCTGTAAATGCTAATATAAAATTATCTGTACTCAATGTAAATTTCTTTTTAGATGCTGACCATATTATCTTTGCACCTTTATATTCCATATTAGTTAATTTATCAATCATTTCTTGTAAAGCATTTGATTTAGCAACTGTACTAAAATCTGATATATCTGCTGCTTTATGAACATGTGATTTTAGTGCAAAATCTGTAGCATGTAATCCATCTAATTTATCTACATTAAAATTAAATGTAGCTGGTAGTGTACCATCTGCTTGTCCTTGCACAAGTTTATTATATATTGCTTCTCCAGATAATTGTAAATTTTCTAATTGTAAATTTCCTTCATGCCATACTTTATATCTATGTGCATCTGTCTTATATGGATTATTATCTAATGAAGGTCGTTCATTATAATCTACAAATATTTCATTATTTAGTACATTCCATTCTCCTCTTATATATGCAGTAGATTGGTCATCTATATATAACTCACCTTCAGATGAAAAAGAACCATTTGGAAGTATTCTTACCCCTCCACCTAAATAAGAAGATAGCACAAGATTATCATGTTTATCACTTACATATAATCTACCTTTGATTATTCTGTTTGCATCTCTTATTACTACTGAACCATCTCGTAGTAATCCATTATTATCTACTATTGTCGGATTTTGGTCATCTAAATATACTTCTTCTATGAAATCATGGTCTGTTCTGTATGCACTTGGATACTTATTATCAGAATATATACAAATCCACCTATTCATCCATAGCCACAATGAATTACTCTCCCAACAATAATATGTAATACCCATTTCTGGTATTATATTATTTTGTAAATCATTAACTGTATCTACTCCAACATATCCATATAATGTTCTTTTTGAATCAGATTCATCATACCATAGTTGTAGTGTATCTAGGCACATATACATATTATACTTATTACATTTAGTTCCTAGCAAATCATAATTATTCAATCTAATTATTTTATTTATTGTTGGTGTTGTAACTGATGCCATTCTACACTCTCCTTTACATAATAAAAAATATTAATGAGGTTTTACATTTCCTCATTAATATTTTACCAATTTTGTATATTCAACTAATTACCTAACTTTTCATTCATTTTAGAAGATAAATCTGTTATCAGACTTATAGTAGCCTTCATGTCTAATATTGATATTGCAATATGGTCTAACCAACTTTTCATTTTATTATATTCTTCATCTGGTATTCCATACTGTCTATACATATCATCCAATTTTAATTTTAAAAGACTTATATATATTGTAGCATTACCTTGTATCTCTTCTATATCTTCGTCTGTTTCTGGTGTATTCTTGTTTGTACTAGATATATCATCTATGCTTAATTGTTTTTCTGTTTCTTCCTCTATATTAAGTTCCCTTGCTAAATCCTCTCTGTGTATATATTCTATCTCAATACTAACATCATAATCTTCTAATGCAGTTATCAAAGCATTTAATACCCATACAACCTCACCACTATATACTGCTGTTATATATTTTGGTTCTCCCATAGGTGTTCTAAATATCTCTAACATACTATTCTGGTTATTTTTATACACATTACTTCTTATATGAATTGGTTCCGTAAATAGTTTCTCTGAAAAACTTGTATTTGTTTTACCTCCCCAGCTTAATATCATATTTCCTAATGCTATATTAAATTTTGTTTCGAATGCCTCCCAATTATTTTCAGTTGCTTGTTCAATCTCATAGCTAAATGAGTTAATAACTTCTCTTGCTAATGATGCCCAAGTTGTTGGTTGTCGTCTAACTAATTTTTGTTTATTTCCACAAAAACATTTTAATCCCAACACCTTTGTATAATTATAACCTTCAATATCAAAATTAAACTCATTTGGTCTAATTATTAAAAATTTACTATTTTCCATAATAGTATTCCTCCCCTTAAATATTTTTACCATAATATATGGTATTTTTACTATGGTGCTATTTTATCATAGATATTTTTATCTGTCAATAGTAAAATAAAAAATTGCATAATATTTTTATCATGCAATTTTTATCTTAAATTATACATCTACTGATTTACTTTCTTTAATTCTGTGTCTGTGTATTGTGTCCCTATGACTTTTAATAAATGCATCAATAGGTTGGTCTGGATATAATTCTTTATATCTATCAACAACAGAATGAAATTGTTTATTTGATATTCCAATCTTTCTACAATACTCCCTAATAGGTAATGTATCTTTTAAATAATTTTCAACTGTTTTTGTAATATATTCATTTGAACTTGTTCTTAATATATGTGTACCTCTTTTTGGTACTTTATTTCTAATATCAAATCTTAAACTTTCAGCCTTCTTTTCTTTTTCAGGGTCTTTTCTACATTCATCACAAATAAATGCTATCATATATGGATTTTCTCTATTATGAAGAATTGCTCCTGGATTTCCACAGACAACACATTTCTTTACTATTCCACTTCTTCTTACAAAGTGAGCTACTTTAGTTCTTGCATTTGAATATTGGTCATCTGGTTTAACTATTTCACCTTTCTTTGGTCTTCCAGCTTTTCTTGCCATTTTACATTACACCTCCTTATAAGTCTATTTTTCCTAACTATATTATACAATAATTTTGCAATTATGTCAAGTATTTATTTGTCAAGTGTTTATGTAAAATCTTCCAAGACTTCTTTAGGTATAATATAGAAATCCTTTGATAAATTGCCTTCTATTTTATTATACCCAACATTATTAGATTCTAACCAATTTTTAAGATTAAAAGAAGTAGTATTATTCTTTAATTCAAATTTAGATAATTGTACATTTTTCCAATCATCTCTTAAACTCATATCAATAAACTTACTACAAACAGAAAAATTATAGTTGCTATCGAATATATTAATATCTCCACTTATCATATCTATATTAACACTCATATATTTATTACAATTTGGACAAATATGATGCATTTCAAATACATCTTTATTAATATCTTTTAAATCTATAATATATAACAAATTTTTAAATGATTTTGTTTGCCAAAGAGTTGCTTCTTCTATGTCTGGAACTAAAATCTTTTTGCAAAATGGACATTCTTTTATTATTCTATCTGTAACTGTTTTACTCATTTCATCAAACATACCCATATTATTTTACCTCCTGTTCACTTTTACTTTCAGAAACTAAACCATATAAAATATCTGCATTTACTTTATCTTTACCATTTTCTTTAACAACATTACATATTTCAGATACTGTTGTTAAAAAATCAATAGTTCCATCTTCTGTTAAACACCATATTTTTTGATTAGGACTTGTATCTTCCATTTCTAATACATCATCCAATTTTAACCATATTTTGCTACTCATTATAATTCACCTTCTTTCATTTAATTTATTTTATCATAAACTATCATTGCATAATGTTCAGTAACACACTCTGTATTCGTTACATTTGAAAATCCATTAACACTTCTTAAATGATGTAATTCTGTACTATATTGTACACTTATTACATTAATATTATTTGCTTCTATAAATGAGTTTACTTCTTTTTCAAATGCATCTGGGTTTATTTTATGTATTATTTTAATCATAATAAAACCTCCTATTTAATTTCTTGCAATTTAATACCAAACCTCTTTTCTAAATCTGCTATCGCTTTATTTTTAATATCATCTTTATCATCTGTTATTACACCTTTATCAATTAATTCTTCTATTTCTTCTTCTGTATAATTTAATTTTGAAGAAATCTTTTTACTAAATACATATTGTATATCTTTTATTTGTATTTCTTCAATTTCTTTCGTTGTTTTATTTAGTTTATAAAATTTATCACCTATTTTATACTTATTACCAATTCTATATTTAGTCACTATTTGATTCCTCCCTTAATTTTTCTTGTGTTTCTTTAGATAATTTATTAAAATCCCAATATGCAGAACGAAAACCTCTAGCCATATCTATTAAGTAGATTTCATTAGTTTCTTTTACATACATGAAATCAATACTCCAAATACCTTTTAATTTATCATCAAATTCTAATGTATCTATCCAATCAAATATTATATCAGCAACATCATTATATTCAACAAAGTGTACATCTGCTTTTATAGTATTGCTGTGTAATTGATTATGAAAAACATCAAATATTATTCTATCATTTTTATTACTTAAATTATCTGCACAATAAAAATAATCCCAATAGTCTTTAATATATTCTATCTTCTTTGTTTCCATATTATAGAAAACTCTAATCTCTGTTCTTAAAGGCATACCATTATATATTGTTAATGTATTATGGTTGTTATATGGTATTAACTCTCTAACAACTAATTCTGTATAACCACCTGTACTATACATACAAGATGCATAGTTTATATTCCATAGTTGTTTTGCTAAATTTTGCTCATTAGTTATACAGGTACTAAAATCAAACTTATTAGAAAAGCATCCATTTTTAATATTATATAATTTATTTCTTTCCATCTTTTCAAATGTAGGTTTTAATATCTTATTTATTTTATTCCAATCAACCTTATCTATATCATCTGTTTCTTGCATTATTTCTGTTTCTTCAAATGTAAATATCTGATTTGATATAACTTCTGCATGACTAAATTTACCAAAATCTTTAATATGAGGATACCAATTTGAAAAGTTTTCTGGATATTCCCTATCATCATTATATGACTTTTTAGCTAATTCCTTAAAATATTCTGATGTATATTTTTGCCTTTCTCTCAACATTATCTTTTCTAAATCTTTTAGGTCAAGTTCTGCCATTCCCAATAACCTCCTACCTCATTTTCTGTATAACAATATTCTCTATTACATTTAGGACATTTATAAACTAATTGTATAGGATTTGTTGTTAAAACAAAACTATCTCTATTTAATGGTATATCACAATCATCACAATAAGGTGTTCTTTCAACATAACATTTAGGTTTATATCTAGTTTCTTTTATCATCTATTTATACCTCTTTCATTCAATAATCTATTTGTAGTTTCTTGTATTTGATTATTCACATCAAATCTATTATAAAATAAATTTGTAGATATATAAGTTACTAATGATTTTACAACAATTTCAGATATATGTTCTTCTACATAATTAGATACATCTTCTATTTTTTCAACAAGTACCTTATTCTGTAATAAATCATTAGTTATATTTTCAGAAACTTTTTCTTTTAACCCATCTATTACTTTTTTACCAAACTCTGTTAATTCAGTATATGAATTGTGACTCCAACCACTAACTTCTCTATAAAAACCTTTATCCATTTTATCATTTAAGTAACTTTTTACTATTTCTGTTTTCTGCTCATCAGATAATGTTTCAATTAAATTTGCTAAACCCTTATCTAATTCATTTAATTGCTCTGTACTTAAATCTAATTCGACTTTCATTATAATTCACCTAACTTTCTTTTTACCATTTCACTTAACTCTTTCCCATCAACCTGATTTCCAAATTGTTCTTTTGCTGCTCTCATTACAATACCCATATCTTTTATTGAATGGGCATCTACTTGATTTATTATTTTTGCAACTTCTATTTCTAAATCTTCTATTGATATTTGTTCTGGTAAATAACCTTCTAATACTTGTATTTCTCTTTCTGTTTGCATTATAAGGTCTTCTCTATTTGCTTTCTTAAATTGTTCTAATGCATCTTGTCTTTTCTTCTTTTCTTTCATTATAATATTCTCAATATCAACATCATTTAATTCTTTTTGTATATCTTTTTCTTCTTGTAATACGGAAGCTCTAACACTTTGTATTGTATTCTTAACTATTATATCCTTATTTCTCATTGCTTCCTTTAAATCGTCTAATAATCTCTCTTTCAAGTTTCTCATCTTCCTTTCTTCTTTTTATTTCATATATAAGTATTAGCATATATCCTATTGGTGCAGGAGATAACAATAATATTAATAATAGTAATTCATACCATTTCATTAGTCTTTATCCTCATCTTTCTTATTTACATATACTGCAATTAAATATCCTATAATATAACCCATTACAAATCCAAATAATAATATGAATGGATTTGAATTTGTAACAGCCAATGATGTATATATTATAATTATCATTAAACAGATTATAACTACTTTAAAAATATTATTCATTATCATCACTTTCCTCTTCTGTAAAATTTATTCTAATATTTTTATACCCTGCATTATATAAAGATATTATTTTATAACCTATATCTTGATACCAATCATTATATGTAGTATTTTTAGGTTTATTTGGTTCTATATTTGTTTGAGTTGCAAATTGATTAGATTCTTCAGTAGATATAGATTTACTCTCAGCCATTACACTTGAAAATTCTTTCATAATATCTACCATTTCTCCTTTAATTTGATTTTTTAATTCTTTTTCTTTCTTTTCTTGCTCAAATCTTTCTCTTTCTCTATCTTCCTCTTCTTGGCATGATTTACAATAATAATGTTCATTCATATCTAATGATGTATGACATTTTGCACAATGTGTTATTCCTGGATATGCAAAACTCATATTAATCTACCTCCTCTGGGTTATATTCTAAACAAAATTCTTTATCTTTTCTCATAATACAATATTCATAATTCAAGCAAGTTTTACATTGTTCATTTTCTTTCAATATAATCATCCCCTTTTAAAATTCTTTTGTATGTTTCATCGATATGCTTAATATTAATTATTTTGCTAACTTCATAATTAAGTTCATCAACTAACTTTTGTTTACAATTATTACATAGGTCATCTTCTAAATTCCAATTTTCAGGATACTCATAATCATAATCTTCATTATAATCATACTTACCACAAATAAATTCACCTTCTGAATAACTAATAAATTTATCTGTTTTAAACCCATCAAACTCTTTACCACAACAATCACATTTATAAATATGTACTTCCTTTTCTGCATATTCTTGTTTTATACTTCTATCATCCATCCAATCAGCAGTAATATTATGTGAACCACATTTTTTACAAATTTGTATTGTTTCTATTTCTTGAGAATTACAATCTTTACAAAAAGGTACTACTACATTACCAGTTTTAACCTTTACTATATCCTTTCTTAAAAACATATCTAGTCTTCCTCCAAATATCTTTTATTATTCCTTAATGCTTCATTGTACCCTTGCCTTTTTAAGTCATCATATTTATTTCTTTTATGCTGATAACAATCTGGGCATAAACATTCTCCATCTAACCATATTCTATCACCATCCCTAACATCATTTTTACAATTAGGACATTTTACAATTCTATCTAACCAATCACTACTCATCTACACAATCTCCTTTCAGTAAATTAATAAATGTACTAATTGCATCAGCTAAATCTATATATCTATTATTCAGGAATTTACCAATAAGAGCCATTATATGACATATAACAATTAAAATAAATGTAGGTATTGATATTATTATAAAAGCTAGTAATAATAAGATGATTATAATATTACACAATAAATTTATAAAATAATCTTTAAGACTTATATTCTCCATATATTACTCCTTTTCTAATTAAAATGGTAGGATTACCATTAATATTTTGTATATCAATATTAATGGCATCTCCTTCTTTTAGATTCATTTGTTCCATTACATCCTGAGGTATTGCTAACCTATTTTTATTTCCAATTCTTCTAATTAGTAACATTATACTCCTCCATTTGCATAATATTCATTTCTTAATGAAATAATATTATCTTTTTTCCTTAGTTCAACTATCTTACTGATATTTTCTTTACCAATATTAATATTTTCTTTTATATTTTCACAAGTATAACCTGTTTCTGTTCTAGTTTTTATTTGTTTTTGCATAATTATACTTTCACCATCTTCTGCTAGTTCACATTGTTTTAAATCAGATAATTTTACAAAATCATTATTTATATTATCTAATATTTTCATATACTCAACACATTTATCATCATATTTATCTTTAATAAATTTATAAAAATAATTCGCAGTTGCATTATATAGTTTTCTTAATTCTACATTTTTACCATTCATAGTCATTTCATAAACAGTCCTCATAGACTTCCAAAAAGAATAATAACTAAATTTAAGCTTTGTCATAAATGTTCCACATTCAATTACAACGCCTTCTATATCTGTGTCTATTAATTCATTTTGATTTTTATGTTGTTCATAAAATTCAGTTAATTGCCTATATGTATCAAATTTAATATATACTTGCTTATAATCTGTATCTTTTAATTTTAACGATTTAGCAATTTGCATTAATCCATCATAAGGTATCTTCTCAAAATCTACTTTATTATGAATTATATCTAATAAGACAACTCTACTTTCTTTTTCATCTATAATATGAGGGTCATTTTCTAAATCTATAACTTCAAATGTCATTGACATATTATTATTTTTTAGAAATACTGTAATATTGTCTATTTGTTCTTCTGTAAATGTATTATAAAATAAATTTTTAAAATACATTGCATATTCTCCACAATTTGAAGATTTACTATGAAATTGTAAATTATCATTATAATAACTTAAAATGCCCAAGAAACCATTATATTTTTTATAAGCAACAACTTCTTCATCTGTATCAAATAATCTCTTTAAATTAAATAATCTACATGATTCTTGTTCGTTTATATTAAAGAACTTTTCATAACCTCTTGCTACTATTTTATTATTTACAGTATCTATAAATAAACCTCTTGCTTTAACAGTTTCCTTATCCCATTTATCTTTTTCAAATGCTTTACGTGTAAAGTTGAATGATGATATTCCACCTTCTAATACACTTTCTCTTATATTTCTATTATTTCTTAATCTATCTACAATATTTTCTATATTTATTTCTTGTGTATTTACTATTTGTTGGTGTTCTTCCCAAGATGTATCCCTATATAAGTCATTTTTTATACTATGGAAAAATATACCCTTATTTGTTAATTCTGCTACTTTTAGATTTCCACCAAATTCAACACCATCCTCTAATGAGAATGATAAAGGTAAATCTCTCATTGGTTTTTCTGGTGCAATATATCTATGTCCGTGTATTTGTATTATTGATTTATTTTTCATGTTTTCTGTATATGATTCGTCAATAGGGAATTTGAAAGCTCCAACACCATGTATCATTTGACTTGTTGATATTAAAGGTAAATTATTTGGGATAGTATTCAATCCCCCATGACATACAAAATATGTTTGTCCTTTAAAGTTTATATAAGCCATTTGTCCTAGTTTTCTATAAAACTTTCTCATACTTGATGGGTCTATTGATTTAATTTGTGGTAATGTAAAGTTCATAAATTCTTTACTTTTAATCTCGCTATCCAGTTCATTTGCCCAATACCAAATAAATCTTTCATGATTTCCTTCTAATAAAAGTACATTACTTTTTTGACATATACTAATAATAAATTCTAATACTTCCTTATTTTGTAGTCCTCTATCTAAATAGTCCCCTACAAATATATAAGCATCTTCATCATTTAAAAATTGATGTAAATTTTGAGAATTTACTTCTTCTTGATATTCTGTATATGTTTGTTTTAGTATATATTCTTTTAATGGGTTAAAACAACCATGAATATCTCCTATAATATGTATTCTTTTATACTCATTAAAATCAAATTCTTTATTACTAAATGTTTCCCAAAACTTATCTCTAGGAATATCTACCCAACCACTTGTCTTTTCTTGAGTTTCAAATCTTGCATACATTTTATCAATTACTTCATCAGGAACTCTTTTATAGGCATTTCTTTGATGATTTCTTTCTATACATACTTCTTTTGGTACATCTGTAAATGATACTACATACTTTCTATATCTATATGATTCACATAATGAATTATATCTACTAAAATCTGTTGAACGGCTATGTGTTGCATCTATTATAGTAAAATCTCCATTTTTCATTCTTTTCTCTAATAATTCATATAATAATGACCATATATAAGATTCATTTTCTTGTGATATAGTTGCATCTGTTCCATTTTCTGTCAATATTGGTGCAGATGCCATCATTCTTATATTATCTGGGCTTATTGTATATTGCTCTAAACCATTTTCTTTTATCCAGGTTGATTTACCTGAACCTGGGCATCCCCTTAAAACCACTAAATTTCTCATAAAATTTCCTACCTCTCTGTTTTTGTTTATTATATAATAAGTTTTAAAATATGTCAAGTATTTTTATAACTTTTTTAAATCTTCTATTAAATCAGTTCCATTATTACTATGAAATAGTGCATCTAAATCATGGTCAATACATATTTCTTTATTAGAATCAAATAACTCTGTATCTATATTACTATTATCTAACCATGAATATAACTCACTTTCCAATAATGTTAATTTACTTCCTATTTCCTCTATCTCTGTAATCAAATCTAGTATTCTTTTTGGTATCTTCATTATCATCACCTTTATTTATTTCTATCCTTATAAACATCTTCATACATCTTTCTCCACAAATTGTAACCATCTGCTTCTCCACCTCGTTTATAATGTCCCATCGTTGGTATCCAAATACAATCATAATCATATACTAATTCATAACTATTAGAAGTTATTATAATATGTATATCAATATTTTTTTCTTTACAATCATCTAATATCAACCTGAATAATGACCTATAAGTAAGCATTAAATCTATACTAACACCACTATCACAACCATCAATTAAAATATATCCTTCTTTAATATTACCATCAACTAATTGTCTTACATAATCACCTATCTTTGGAACATTTATATCTACAAGTGTATCAAATACTCTTTGCCCCTCAGAACTTACTATATGTTTTGCTAATGACTGCATATCACCTGATAATGTAAAACTATCTGCTTTATGTTTTCCTTCTTCATACACATTTACATTTATATATTTCTTTTTCTGCTCATCTAAATAATCACAAATTTGGGTACAAGCATAAGTCTTTCCACTACCATTAGGTCCTGTTAAAACAGTTACCCCTGAATTTATTTCAATATCTTTTACATTATAACATTTACCCTCTAATTTAAACTTTATCATTAAAAACTGCCTCCTATACATGCTAAAATTCCTATAATACTTATCACTATTGCAGATATTCCAGCAAAATCTTCCATACCTGCAGCAACATCGTCTTTATATTTATATAATATTCCATTTCCTATTATAAATATTATAATACATATAATTATTCCTAATACTCTATTCATCTTATTTTCCTCCTTTTTCTTCTGGATTTAATATTATATTCCTTTGTAATTTTGGCTTATCCTTTGCCTTTACATAACTTTCAATAAATACAATTTTACCATCTTTGTAATGTCTATAATGCCCTTTAACATCAAATTGATGAGAATATTCAAATCCTTCCCTTCTTTTAATCATAGTTTGTACTTTTGATTGAGGTGCTTTAGATAAATCATAAAAACTTGTTGTAATAATCTTAGTATTTGATACTTTTTTAGGTCTTTTTCTATTTAAAATAGTATCTTTTACTTCTTCTTTAGACAACTGTTGTTCATATCTATATTTATTTTTATATAAAGTCATATACCACATTGCACTAATAAATAAACCTGTATATATCATCATCATTGAATTTTGGAACTCATGTTCTCCATCTATTGCACATGAAGCATTTTCTATAATAATTGTATTGCCAATCCCACTAATATCTCCCAAAGATGATAACAACTTATAATCAACATCTCTATATTTCTGCAATGGAATATTTATTATTTGCTGTTCTGTTATACTTGAAAATATAGTTATGTTTGGAAGATTATCTATAAACTTGTAACTTATAACTATATCATTTAACATAACTGAATATACATCACGTTCTAATTCTTCTTCAATTACTCTATATGTTGTTTTGCATTCCTTAGCCATCTTCTTTATAAATTCACTTTTACAATTATTTATAAATTCACAAGGTATATTAGAAATAGTTATATATCCTTCTTCAAATACTTTTGGAATATCACTTAATCTAGTATTTGAAATATCTTCACAATACCACTTTAAAAATGGTATTGTCTTATTACTTGGAATACTTATTATAGGTAAATTATAATCTATTTTTAAATTTTTATTAAATTGTGCTTTATTACTCATATCTACACAACTCCTTTAAATATGTATCATAATCTATGCTTTTCAATCTATTCTTAATAAACTTATATCTATCTCTTTGTATATAATCTCCACAATTTCCATCCTTACTTTCAGTTACATTACAAAATGGAAATTTACTACAAGTTCTGCACTTATTACATATAAAATTACTCATAGCTACCTCCTAATCTTGATGGGTGTCTTAATTTCCTAAATGCCCTTGCTTCTATTTGTCTTATTCTTTCTTTTGTTACACCTAGTTGCCTTCCTGTATCTTCTAATGTATATGGTGCATTATTTAAACTTGTTCCATCTTTTATTTTTGGTATATCTTTATAATATATATCTGGTAATAGACCATACCTGTACTTTAATACAAAAGATTCTCTTGTTGTAAGTGTATTATTCAAATGATATATTAACTTTTGTACTATTCTAGAATTATTTTCTATTTTATCTATCTCATTAAGTATAAATTCATCATTTATTATATCTACAGTAGTATTACTATATGTATCATCTATATATTCTTCTATTTTACTTGAATTTTGATTATGTATTATTTTTGCATGGTCAAACAAGTTGTTCTTGCAAAACCTTTATTTCTATTATCTAACATTCTCATTTGATATTCAATTTCCAAATCTTTATCTTCCATAAAATAATCATTAGGATACTTTTTTCTATAATCTGCTATTGCTTCCTTTATATATTCTTCGTCTGTTTTACTTTCATATACTTTATGAAAGTAACCTCTATCTGTAATTTTATTTCTATAATATAAGTTAGATGCTAAACAATTAGAAGAATCACCATCTTTAAAATCAACAACATCTAAACCATCTTTATTATCTACAAAATATTCTGCAACTAAATTAGCAAGGTCTATTAATCTAAAACCTTTTCGAGTACCTGTTCTCAAATATACTTTTGTTCTAGAACCTCCCGATGTAGATAAAGTATAATGTTTTAAATATTTACCTGTTGATTTTTCTCTAACTATACTCATATTAGATACTTCATAATCTTGGTTGTTTTCGATTGTTTTCCACTCTATCATAAACCTCACCTTCTTATATTATAATCTTATATATTTGGCAGGAGTGCTAGGATTTGAACCCAGACAAACAGTTTTGGAGACTGCTGTGCTACCATTAACACTACACTCCTATATAGGGTTGGAGCTTCATATTGGATTCGAACCAATGGTCACAGATTTGCAATCTGTTGCCTTAACCAACTTGGCTAATGAAGCATATAATTTGGTGGGTTAAGCCCACTACTCTTCTTCTGGTACTAATAAAAATTTATCTATAAAATCTCTATCTTTATTAAATAATGGTATTTCTGTATCACAGAATATTCCCTCATCTTTTCTATATACACAAAATCCTCTTTTCCATTTAGTTTCTAAATTATTCCAATTTATATTGTACTTTTCCATTAACATATCTTGTATATCACTTGTATTTTTCTTATCAAGTTGTTTTTGACTAAACTTTGATTGTCCTAGTGATTGTATTGAGTTTCTTGATGCATCTTGTTGCCTCCATAAAAAGTAATTACATACATCTTCCTTTGGTATATTAAATGCTCTTGCATCAAACATTGCTATACCCATTTTCTTTTGCCATTTATTAAATAAGTCTAAATTCTCTGGTTCATCTGAATTTGCATAACCAGACCAAGCTAATACCTTTTGTGTTACAAACTTATTAAAATACATTGTTGCTGCTGATGCTATTACTGAACATACCTTTTGTAATCTATAATCAAAATAACTATCAGTAGTTAATTTATCCCAGTCTGTTAATAATAAACTTATCTCATCAGACTGTGTATATGCTAACTTGCACCCTTGAACACTCAATATAAGATTTTCACAAACATATTGCATTACTTGTGATAGTATTTCATCAAATGGTTTATCTAAACCTCTTGTAAATGTGTGGAATGCTTTACCATCTATTCTTACTATAACAGGTGTTCTTTTTGTAAGTTTAACATCTGATACAGATTCATAATCTTTCATTCTATCACTTAATGTTTTTATCTTTGAATTTGACATTATATACTCCTCCTTAAAACTATTATTTACTTATTATACCTATATTATACTATAAGTTTTAAAATATGTCAAGGGTTTTTTCAAAATTTATTAAAAAATTTAAGACAGTTGAAATTTATACTTATAAACTTATATCAACTGTCTATCTAAAATAGTTTCTAGGGAAACCTGATAAAGAAGAACTATATTGTAAAATCATAATTTAAAGCTTTCTCATTTATATCTATCAACCATTTATTTATTTTATGATAATCTGGTGTCTTTTGTAATGTACTTTCATCATAGTATTGGTGTATCTCTTTATCTAATCTGTCAAACATATCAAATATTTCTTCTAATGTATATTTTCCTGCTCTTATATCTAATAATAATTTTCTCTCTTCTTCTGGTCTGTAAGAACAATAATCATGTGTTAATAATATTTGTTTTGCACAATATAGTAATCTTATAGCATGATAAGCAAATTTAGTATCATAACCAAATTTTTCAACTAAATCTTGTCTGCCAGTTCCATTTTGCTTCTTTATATCTAGTTTATACCTTTGTGACATTGCAAATCCACAAAACTTTTTATATATTTCCTTAGATAAAAATTCTTTTCTTATACTTCTTAACTCTTTTCCAAAATCATCTATATGAATTATATCTTCATCTCTACAAAATAGTATATCAATATTATTTGGTACACCTTGCATAGCGTCTCTAACAAATTTATTTATATGGCATATTACTATATCAATATCTTCTTTTGTATTATGTTCTCCAAAATTTTTACCACCAGACTTATTATATTCATTTATAGATTTTAATCCTAAATAATATTCTTTTGGTGGAATACATACACCCTTATAATCAGTATCAGATGTTTCTACATTTGTTCCATATATAACTGAACCTGCTTTAGTTAATAATATTGTTCTGTCTTCCAACCACATCATATTATCTGGTAGAACATGTTCTATATCTTTAAAACTAACTTTTGCCATTTATATCACCTCTATTTACTTATATTGAATAAAGCTGAAGTATTCTCACCCATCATAGTAGTAGGGAATTGTCCATTCCATTTTTCAATCATTTTTTGTTTAATTTCTAATTCTTTTAATTGTAATGTCTTATCTGTTATTTGATTATTTTGTAGTTCCATTACTTTTGCATCTTTTTCTGCAATACTTATTTCCTTTTCATTTTGAATTTTTTGTTTTTCTAATTCTGCTTGTGCAGTTACTACCTCTTGTTGTTTAACTGCTTTTGCTTCTATTGCTGCGTTAAAAGCATCACTAAAATCTATATTTGTTGTATTAAATTCTGTTATAGTAATTCCTCTACTATCTATTTTATTTGTTAATGATTCTCTAATCATTGAAGATACTTCTGCTCTTTTTGTTATTAACTCTTCTGCTGTATATTGTGCCATTACACTCTTAACACTCTCTAATATAGCAGGATTTATAACTATATTTTCAAAGTCTGTACCAACCTCTCTATATAATTTATTTGCTGTGTCTTTTCTTACATTATAATTTAATGCTATTGTTACTGATACTGTTTGTAAATCTTTGGTGCTACTTTCAGATGTAGCATCTATTTTCTTTGTTTTGCAATCTACTAATACAATTTTTTCTATAAATGGTATTTTACCATTTAGTCCTTCTTGTAATACATCGTTCTGTACTTTCCCAAATTGGGTCTTTACACCAACACATCCTGTTGGAATTGTTTTAAATGAATTAAATAATACTATTACTGCAACTATTAAAATTATACCTAATACAATCCATTTAATTGTCTTTCTGTTTTCCATTTAACATCTACCTCCAAATTAAATTTTGTTGACAGAATTTTTAAAACAACTCTGTCAACATTAATAACATCTTATCTATTTAGTCTAGTAATATCTAAAATTTGATATATTGCATTATCATTATTTGCACTTATTAAATCAAAATACTCTACACCTTTTTCTTTTGCTGCATCTTCACTTGTTGCTTTAACATCATAATATTTATTTACAAAGGGATTACCCTTTAATGATAAAAACTCTGCTTTAACTCTATATGTTGATATTCTATGTACATCTTTAGAATTACCTTGTTTTACATCAGGAGCTGTAACAGGTCCTTTCTCTGTCCAAAAATCTCTTCCTTGTGCTTTACTTTTATTTATTCTATCTATTCTTGCATTTGTTTTTAATATAGGTGTATATGCTCTTTTATTATTTAATTGTGCTTGTTTACACCAATCAAGTCTATCTATCATATCTGTATCTACTAATGGCATAAAAATAGAATTTTCTCTTAATTTCTTTCTATGTTTTAATGATTCTAATGTTTTATCATACACATCGCTATTATCATTTATATTTTTAAGTAATATACTCATTAAATTTAGGTCATCTCTAGTATATTTAACTTCTCTTCTTCTCATTCCTATTGCTTTTAATTTATTTTGACAATATGTATCTGTTGATTGAAATGGTTGTAACTCAATTTCATGTTCAACTTCTCTTCTATATTGCTCTAATATATCTTCATGGTCGTTTGTTAATCTAACTAATTTATTTTTGTTTTTTGCATAATTAGTTAATACTTCTAAAGCATATATAATTTCATCAAGATGAGAATATGTATCCCCAGAAATTCCCATTTGATTACATTTTCTTTCAAATGTATTATTAACTTCATCTATAATGGGTTGGTATCTATCTTCTGATTCTTCTGTTATTACTTTTACTATATCTGTTAATTGCTCATCTGTAAAGCCACTTTCTATTATTTTTGTATTATCTGCATTTTGTTCAGTAATATTTTCAAGTTCTTCAGGTATATCACCTGTCTTATGTATAATTATTTTTCCATTTTCTTTTAACTCTAAATCTCTTAAAAGTTTGTAGAATACATTTGCACCAAATACACCTTGATATTTTTTACAAAATTGAATATATACTTCTCTTTTTGTTTTACAATTTTTTAATAATTCAAGTACACTTTCTTTCATCTCATCTGTAAATTGGTTATATTTCTTAAATTCTAATTTACCTCTTCTGTTTGTTAAAGTATCAAGATATGTAGAATTATAGGAAACATTAAATTTCTTGTTTACTATATCCATACATTCTGATTTTGTATGGTTACTACATATTGTTTTTACAAATTCATATACTTCATCTGCTATTCCTTTATTAGATTTAGTTGTATTTTTATAACTTCTTGAATTAGCCATTCTATTACCTATTTCTTCTTTTGTTTCTGTTCTGTAATTTAATTTTCTACTTTTTGCAAAATATATTAAGTTGTTATAAGTCATTTTAGATTGTAATTCAGGAAATTTAGATTGTAATATTCTTAATGCTTCTCTTATTGTATTACCATTTACTGCTTTAGCAACATCATCATATATGCTAGAATATATAGATTGTTTTATAAGCTTAGATTGATTATCTGTAACTTTTGATACTCTACTTGTTTTAATACCTTTTTTAGATAATCTTTGTCTAAATGCTACTATTGTTATATCTTTAAGTACATCTATTTTATTTCTAACTTTTTCTAATATTTCTGCTGATGTATAACCTTTATCTACATAACTTTTAATTAGTTCCCAATCATTATCAGTTAATGCACTTGCTCTTCCACCTCTTACAGATTCTTTTTTAAATGGTATTTCTTTTCTATGTATAAAATTATGTAATCCTTTATAATTGTAATTTTTAAATTCATCATTACTATTTACTATTTCTAATAATTCATTTATTGTTTTATCCCCATTAAATGTTCTTAAATATTCCTCTAATTTTATGGATATAGGGTCAGTTTCTCTTCCCCTTTTAGGTTTTGGAGCTTTAGATACTTTTAAATCATTTAGTTTAGTAATAAATTGTATATAAGGATATTTATTTGGAAACACTAAATTAAATTTAGCAAATATAGATGCATTATCTGTATCTTCCTTTAATAACTCTTCTATATAAATTTCTTCTAAAAATGAGAATTTACCAATAGATTCTTTTGTATTGAATGCTTTAACCATATCTAAATTACTAATCTCTTGTATAAATGTTTTTAAATCACATTTATTAGGAAACATACCAATAAATATATTATATACTTCTTTTAACCCACTACAACTTTTTATTAGTCTTTCTATTTCTCTAGCCTCTTCATTTGTAAAAATACTTGAATTGTTTTTGAATTTAATTAAATATTTATTACACATTTCCTCTAGTTTAGGCATTGTCATTCCTAAATATGTATATTTGTTTTGTATCTTTTCTAAACTTTCTTCTATTGTATATTTATTACCTAATTCTTTTACATACTCTACTATATCATTTGTATATCGCATGTTGCCCATCTCCTTTCCTGTTCCTATTAAGTTTAATTTTAATAACTTTTCTTCAAATTCTTTTTCTGTTAAATCTATATGGCTTTTTGGATATTTATTTCTAAATTCTTCAAATACCTCTTTTATCTCATTATTACTGTTTAAACATTCATAGATAAATTCTATTTCTTCTAATGAGAATATATCAAACTCACCTCTTTCAAAATAAGGTATTCCATTTTCTTTACAATACTGCTTTAAACTATTTATTGTATATTTAGATGATGTGTAAGTATTAACTAATACTTTACAATTTTCAATATTCATTGATTTAGATATTCCTAAAATATAATTCTTTATGTCAGCATTGCTTTCAAATATCGAATATAAACCTGCCATAGATACACCTCCTTTTTAATATCTGTAATTATATTACTATAAGTTTTAAAATTTGTCAAGGGTTTTTACTAAATTTATTAAATTATTTTTAGTAAAAACCCTCTTCTTTAAAATAAACTATTATTTTTAGTATTTCCACCTATTAAATCTAAAAATGCTTGTTCTGTAATTATTTCAACACCATATTTTTGGGCATCTTTATTTTTGCTTGAACCACTATCTGGAGTATTTGTTATTAAATACTTACAAGACTTTATAGCACTTGATAGTTCATATCCATAACTTTCAATATACTTTTCAAATGCACTTCTTTTCATTGTATTTAATGCACCTGTTACAGCAACTTTAATTATTTCTTTATTAGATACTTCTTTATACTTTATTCTATTTCCTATATATAATATATTTTTTAATTTAGTTGTTTGATTTTCTATTATAGATTTAGTTGTAGCTTCTTTGACAATTTTTAATAACTTGTCACTTAGAATATTATCTATATATCCTAAACCTTTTATATCATTTATTAGCTGCTTTACTGTATTTGTTTCTTTTGCTAAATCTTTTGCAGTTTTATCACCTAATCTTGGGATATTTAAAGCAATTAAAGCTTTTTCTACATCTACCTTATTATTATATAGTTTTCCAAAAAATTCTACAGCCTTTCTATCTGTTATACTTAAATTAGATAAGTAAGCCCAGCTATCAATTTTTTCTTTAGTTTCTAAACAATATAAATCTGATATACTCATGATTCTAAATTTTACTAAATATTGTTCCATAAGTGTCCAAGCCATACCATCTGTTTCGCCTATTGTTTCACACCATTGTCTTAAATCACTATATTCTATATTTGGACAATCTTTAAATGCACATTTTAAATCTACACCATCCCAAATTAAAGTATGTCCACATATTGAGCATTTTTCTGGTAAATCTACATCTGCTGCTTCTAATGTGTCCATGTGCTTTGGAATAACCTCACCACTTCTGCATACAGAAATTGTAGCACCAACACCTAAACCATTATCTAATAAATATTGAGCATTATTTCCAGTTACATTATGCACTACTGCACCAGACAATTCTATTGGCTCAATTTCTAATACTGGTATATATCTTTGTGTTCTTGATAATTCCCATTTAATATTATTTATTGTAGTTTCTTTTTCTTCTGCTGCAAATTTAAAAGCACACTCATCATAAATATATGATTTTGCATCTTCATGATATATAACTTCTGTATTTGAGATTACAACACCATCTAATTCGTATCCCATCGTATATTTAAAACTTTCAAATGTATCTTTCATATATTCTTCAAATTTATCTTTTCTATCTAATATAGTGGTAACAGTTTCAATAACATTCTTAAAATTCCACTTCAACCAATCTTTAATGTCTTCTTTGGCTGGATTTCTTCTACTACATACACTATCTGTAACAATATTATTCATATCCCTTTCTTGTCCTGTTATTTTATAAGTTATAAAATCAATTAATTTTATATCATCTATTGAATAATCTTTAGAGTTTATCCAACCAGCACATAAATTTCTTGCATTTTTAGCTTCGGGATATTTATATTTAACCTTTTCCCAGTTTTCAACAGATATTTCTAATTCTCCTCTTACACCACCTGTAAAATTCTTATCTTCTATTTCATTACCTACAATTATTCTCGCCTTATCTGTAATATCTTTTCCCTCTTGACCATTACCTCTTGTAACTGCTTTAATCAATTTACCACCTTCATAATAAAATACACCAGTTAAACCATCTAGTTTAGGAGATAAAGATACAAACCCATTTTTAAATCTTTCAGGAACTTCATCATAAGTTCTACATTTATCAAGACTTTTTACTAATTGATACTTATGTTTTACTTTATGCCCTGTTTGTTTGTAACCCCATCCGAGGAACTTGCAATATTTTAGAAGTAGGATTTAATAATCTTAGTCTATCAACCAAATTATCAAACTCTACATCTGTCAATGTTTGTGTACCATCTGTATAATACTTCTCAGACTGTTCCTTTATAATTCTTTCTAATTTTTCAATTTCTTCTTTTTCATAATCACCGAATAACACAATAGTCACACTCCTTATTAAATATTCCTTTTTTTATATGATGTCTTATGTGCATAGCCAATTTCATACTCTTACCAAAATTTGGATTAGATTTACCTTTCATAGAACCATCTCTAATACCAGATTTAAGCTCTGCTTTATATGTATTCCACTTTTCTGATTTTATCATGCCATTTTTAGTAGATATAGATGTTTTTTCTCTTTCCAGTACATTACTAAATCTTTCTTTCTGTGCATTTGATAAATTTTGTTTCATACTATCTGTAAAATGTTTACCATACATCGGATTTTTATCTCCTGATAAATCAGATTTTTTATGCCTTCCCTCCTTGTATGCCAATTTTAAAGATATACTTCTTTTATTTCTTTCACTTTCTGTTTGTATTCTTCCTTTATTATACTTACCCATATCTTTACTCTTCAATGTTTCTGATATTCTTTTTCTGGTTTCTTCACTGTGATAATATCCATATAACTCTATTTTTCTTTTCATAGATTCTTTTAACTTATTTCTTGTTTCTTGTGGTATTTTTCTTTCTTTTGCACTTAAAGACATTTTTTCTTTTGTTGATAGAGTATGTTCATCTTTTGAACCTTTTCCACCATGTTGAATATTATAACAATATTCATCTTCTAGAACTTCTTTGGTTATGATTTCATTTTCAAATTTCAAAGCTTCATCATGACTTTCAAAAAATTTTATGATTTCTCTACTAAAACTTTCTTTCCCATACTTTCTAACTGCATTTAAAAAATGATACCCAGAACCAATATAACCATCATTTATGTTATTTGTACTATGAACACCATAGTAATAATAAGGTGTTCCAATCCTTCTTGTGATATAAACAAAATGATACTTTTTCATATAATATTTCACCTCATTAATATTTTACTAAATATGTTACTAATGAAGTACCCTGATAATATCATACACTATCAATATAACCATTACCAAATCTATCTCTTACATCATCTATTATATCTTCAAACCTTACCACATTATGTCTTTTTAGTAATTTTGAAAATGAGATACTTTTTTCTGTACTAACTATAGCACTCCAGAAATAATGTAATATTCCTTCTGGGTTTCTTTGTTGCATTCTCATTCTAGTATATCTTGCACCTTGTGACATTTCAGGTATATTATTTTCTGTACCATATTGTATTGCTGGTTCAAATATGGTTTCATTAAAATAATTTAACATTTCTTCTTTTCTTTCTTGTTCTAACATATTATCTACCCTCCATTTCTTCTTTTAAAAATTTTATAAAATCATCTGAATTCATATCACAATTTACTAATCCATTTATATTATCTATAACAAAGTTAATATCTAACTCTAAATCATCAATTAAATAATCTTTAAGTTCCCAATATAATTTATGTACTATCTCTGCATGCTTACCTAATTTTTTTATTTGTTCTTTTCTATATTTTGGTAATTTCATATTAATCTACCTCCAACTTATATACTTTTATATTTTTTGGTTCATATATACATATTATAAAAATATTATCATAATCCTTTATATATAATACATAAGATTTACCTCTATTATGATTTCCTTCTGCATAGGAACCACATCTATATCTCCAAATAACACTTGCATATAAATTTATCCTAGCAACTAAATCTTGGATTACTTCATCTTTTGTAAATTCATTATACTTTGATGATGTCCATTTTATTATTTTGTTTAGATTAGTTCTACTATATTTTAAGTTTTCATAACTTCCTATATCTATATAATTTTTAATTATATCTGAAATACCATCATAATATGCCATGTTTTGTTCCTCCTATAATATAACCATTTGCTTAGTTTCTAAAAAGTAGTAAATAACTTCTCCATTTTCACATTTATCTTCTACTCCATCAACTATATCTATTGAAAGAGATGTAGTTAAATATTTAATACTATCTAAATGTTCTTTTTCTATATATGCTAATATACTTTTTCTAATAACTTCAATAAACTTTTCAATATCTGCATTAGTTAATTTATCTTTATCTAAAAATACTTTATCTAATAAATCATGTGCTTCAATATAGAGTTCTCTATATTTTAATAAACTATCATAATCATCTAAATATTTATATTTATCGGAAGCACTATAATAATTTTTAAACCAAAATCTATCCCAATAGTTCTTTAAATCTTCTGTATAATCATTATCACTAAAACTTGTTCTTATAATCATTTTAATCACTTCCTTTTCTTTTTATTGCTTCTTTTACTTAGATTTTTAAAAAATCTATCTTGATATTCTTTTACATTTTTCTTTCTCTGTCTTTCTTGATACTCATAATTAATATGTTGTAAATCAGGTTCCATTAATTATCTCCTTTCTTTAATCTTTTCTGTTGTTCTTTTTGTAATTTTTCAACTCTTTCTGCATTTAATTTTACTTGCTTTTGATTTTCTTCATATTCATTCTTTTTGAAATCTCCAAAATCTATAATTGATTTTATTAGACTTTGTGTTCTACCAAGAAAACTATATACATATTCTATATTATCATTACAATCATTTTTATTTCTTTTGAAGTTTTTAACATCATTTTTAAATAAATTAAAATTATTCATTAGCATATAGATTATATCTAATCTTTTTTGATTGTCCATTGCAATATATACAACATCTGCCATAAATGATGGTGGTCCTACCTGACTTAAATTCATACATGCTTTCGCAATATCCTCATTCAATTTACTTAAATTTATAGTATTTACTACACAATCTTTTAATTCTACTAAATCTTCTGTTGATAATAAATCTATATCTATATTGTTTATATTTTTAATTATTAATTCATTTGCCATTTATAACACCTTCCTACAAATATTATAACATCTTCTTATATCTATTATACTATAAGTTTTAAAATATGTCAAGCATTTTTGAAAATAAAAATAAGTAGGAATAAACCTACTTATTTATAATTATTTACCCAAGTAACAAATATACTTTCTTTAAACCACTACTCATATATTTGTTATTTAGATAGGTTATTATCCTGTGGGATTGGCTTTCTTTAGGCTCTTGAAGTGCTATTCCCACCAAGTTGAACCTGTTATGGCGACATAGCTAGGATTTGAACCTAGGAACCCATTTCTGGATTGCCAGTTTTCAAGACTGGTGCATTAAACCAAACTCTGCCACTATGCCCTATTTTTATTTACAGCCATTGTTGGATTCGAACCAACCTCTCCTTACATTAGTAAAGTAATTTTTCCTACTAAACTAAATGACTATATTAAAAAGATGCTTGATTTCTGCAGCTCTCAGCATCTTTTTGCCTAATCTCTATATAGTGAATTCTGCCTATATATTTTAGACTTGCCTTTGAAATGGATTCGAACCATTGACTCCCTGTCGCATACAGGGGATTTTCCCACTAAACTATCAAAGGGTATAATGTAAAGTAGGAGTAAATTATATTGACGTCAAATATAAATTTTATATCTAATGCGAGATACTATATTAACCTACTTTATTTTTGCATATCACCTGTTATGGATTCGAACCACTTTCTCCTATACATATATTTTCATACATGCAGCAGGTGTTATTTGGTCGCAGGGGTTGGATTTGAACCAACATCGTCCGAAATATGGGCTCAGCTATGCTATATTACACCACCCTGCTATATTGGGTGCGAGGGCTGGATTCGAACCAGCGAACTCTAGCTTATGAGGCTAGTGAGATGCCAACTTCTCCACCTCGCAGTATTAAATTATTAGCATTACCTAATTAAAGGCTGGTCGAGTACATTGGATTCAAACCAATTCCATCATCCACCTGTTGGATGCCGTGCACCATACACCATACTCGATATATATATATACAAATGATTTAAGGTATATCATCAACCACACATCGAGCATTATTTATTTTTCATAGACTAAACTATGATTAATCTATTTCATCTCATGCTCTATTTTGTTCACCTTTGAGAACCCTATGAAATAGATTATATATTACTTATACATAATATATAACATCTTTATGGCGATAAGGGAGGGATTCGAACCCTCGATACATAATTAAATGTATGTCTCCTTAGCAGAGAGATGGTTTAAACCTACTCACCCACCTTACCATTATATTTTTAAATTGGTGAGATTCATAAACAACTAACTTTAGTCCCAGTAGAACGGATATTACCTTCATATTGCAATTCTCTTGTGTATGGTCATAGCAATACATATCTACAAAGTTTTAGTCCAGATATTCCATACATACTAATATCTAGTTTTATTTTAGTTGATTTGTGTACAACTCTGTTTAGTACCACATACACTTTGGTACTTTTTCAGGGTATTGCAGGACTCGAACCTTAACTCTCTGCAATAGCAGATTGTTTTACCATTTAAACTATCAACCCATATATCTGTGAGAGCCTAATCACTCTCTAGGGAATTGAAACCCTCCCAACTTGCAAAATTGGTACTTGTCACCCTATTATATTTAATCCAGTGTTTGTGTCCTACAAGATTACTCTTGTTATTAAACGATACATAAGATTTTTGAGCTGGTTTTCTTATGCAGTAGAACCATCACTCTACATTTCAAACAGTCAGCTTTGTTCACTAGAGGCTACAACTTTCTCCGTCATGATTATATTACCACAAGTTTAAATATATGTCAAGCATTTTTTAAATTTTTTATTTAATTTTTTTATAAATTCTACTAAATGCCTCATATTCACTTAAACATACTGGCTTAAAATTATTAACATCTACACCAACATTATATGAATTTTTAATCTTTTTTATAATATGGCTATTGCTATGAATATGCCCATATAGATGAGTGCTACCATATTCTTTTTGTTTCCATGAAGATATTGGAAAATGAAATAATATGTATTTCTTATTATTGACTGTTATTTCTTTATAATCAACTATCTCCTCAAATAAAGACTGGTCAAAATCTTTTCCAATACATATATTATCATGATTTCCTAATATAAGTATCTTTCTACCTCGTAATCTCTTAACAATTTCATTAGTTTCTTTACTATTTCTAAATGATAAATCACCTAATATGAACACTAAATCATCATCATGTTTTACTGTACTATTCCATCTTCTTATAAGTTCTTCATCATGAATTTTTATATATTCCTTATTAACCTCCATTTTATATTTATCCCAAAGGTCATCTGGTATATTATAAATTTCTTCATTTGTCAAACCTTCATCTTTTAATTTATTTACTATTGCTTGATGTTGGGTTATTCCACATAACTCCCATCTTTTTGGTTCAAAGTCTAATATATTTTCATGTCCAAAATGTAAGTCAGATGTAAAAAATATTTTATCTGAGGTTGGTAACGATAGACCGCTTTTTCTTCTCCATTTATTTCTTTTTGGTGTAAAAATATTTCTTAAATATTTTTCAAATATTTTAACAGAGATTTTACTTAAAAATTCTTTAACCATGTCTTCACTATTTACTTCATTAAAAAACATATTTCTATGTGACTTTAATTGATTTATACTATCATTTGCCAAATCTCTTGCTTCTTCTAATGAATATTTGCTTAATTTAGCATTAGTTAAAACTTCAATATTATCTTCCATATAATTATGGGAATTCATAGATTTTTTAAAATCAAATGTTTCTATATATTTTTCTGCAAATAAATTTAATCTTAGTATATGATGTAATTGTTTTCCATCATATCCATATTTTTCTATCTTATCTCTCAACCCTTCATAAGGATGTTCTAATGCTTCTAATTTATTTAAAGCCATACCATAAGTACAAACTATTAATTTTACTGGATTTGCACTAGAAATCATATCAGCATTATCTAATATTTCTAACATATCATTTTTAAATAATGGGTTTAATATTCTAAATTCTGTATGTAATATTTCAAGATATTTTATATTTTGTTTTCTAAATAATTCTGTTATTAACCTAATATCTTTAACATCTATATGTTCATTATTATCTAATATTATTGTTTCAGATATATATTCATCCTTATTTATTAAGTTTTCAAAGGTAGGTAATACAATAGCTACTGTATCTATATCAGATTTATACTCATCTGTATATAAATCTAAATTATAATTTTGACTTCCTTGTAAGGCTACCATTAAAAACTCATATTGTGGTCTCAATCTTTTTAATTCATTTACATGGTACTTTATACCTTTAAATATATTATTTTTTCTTTGTTTATCTATATCTGCCATTTTTAATCACCTTCTTGCTTAAATAATGTATCTATTAATTCATAATAATAATCAGATGCATCTTTCATTCTTCTAAAAGAATTCATTATAATTCGTTGTTCTTCTAATGAAATTAAAGGAATAGTAATATTTGATATATCTGCTACAGTAAGTCTTTTTTGTTTTTTATTCTTAGACAATCTATGTATTTTCTCAAACATCTTTGTAGATGTAAGTACTTGATATACATAATCCTCATAAACTATATCTCTATTTACTCTTACAATTATATTTGAACTATCATATACATCGTTTAAAAAATAAGGTTTTATAAAAGGGTTTGATTTAACAATAAGTGTACAGTATCTATTTGGAAATACTGGAAATACTATGTCTGTTGCTTTCACCATACAATCTTTACGCTTCTTACTAAAGTTATAAGTTTTAACAGGTGTATCTATTTTTCCACCTATAAATGTTGTAAATAAATCATTATATGAAATCAATCGTGCCTCTGTTCCAGTATCTGATTCCAATATCTGCTGTCCTTTAAATACATCTGCAATATCACCTAATCTTACATGTGAAATAGTATCAAAGTCTATTTTAATCACCTTCCTTCTTGTATAAATTATTTATTTTTCATAAGTTTCAGATTCTTGTATTTCTGGATTTCCTTCCTCATTTTCAATTATTTCAAATCTGTGTATTCTAATCCAACCATTATCTTGATATGTGGATATTTGTAGTCCTACTCCCTTTTGTATTCCAATTATAATATGTTGTCCATTACTATCTGTACCATCTAACATATCACTTTCAGTATCAATAATAAAATCAATAAGCTTTTGCTCGTTTCTTTCTCCTGATGTAATATTATTAATTATATCATTTAAGATTTCTTTTATCTTATTCACATCTTCCATATTACTATTCTCCTATATATTTATTTTAACATCTTGTGCTTTTAATTTATCTAATGCCTCTTGAAAATAATCCATAGTTAAACCTGTTTCTGTATCTACATGTATTAAATTATCTCCATACTTATATAAATCAAATATATCATCATCTATAATTAGAAAAGGTATATTTTTAAATGTAAACATTCCACTTCCTTTAAAATGATAATCTTCTATTTCATCTTCTCTCCAAGATATATAATTTTCTTTTGGTATTCTATTAGTCCTACCACCTATATAGGCTTTAACTTTATTTATCTTAAAAACTGTATTCCATTCTGTTGGTGTCAATTCATATCTTCTTGTAGTTGTTAATATAATTGTATATGGTGCAACATCATATAACTTATTTAAAAATTCAACTGCTTCCTTTTGAAAACACCATTGTTGCATAAAATTTCTATATTCAAAATCTTTATTTTCATCTTCTTTATGAACTAAAGCATTATGGATTTTTATTATATAATTACTACCTGCAGTTACACCATCCATATCTAAATATAGTATAAACTTATATTTTTCATCTGTTTCTATTTTATATGGCTCTAATGATTTCACTAATTCATCTGGTGTATATCTACTTAATAATTTCTTAAAATCTTTCTGTAATTCTTCATTTGATAAATCCTTAAATTTCATTTTACCAACCTTCACTATCTATTTGTTTCGCTCTGTTTATTGCATTTGCAACTACAAATCTATTACTAATAAATCTTTCTTTAGTCATGACATCTACTACTTGCTCTGGTGTAAATTCATGTTGATAATCACCACAATATATTATTCTACCTTGAACATTAATATCATCTATTGGATAACCATTTACAAAATCATCTACTTGTAATATTTCACATATATCTTCTGCTTCTACAACTTTAATAACTTTCTCATCTCCTGAAACATCTTCATATATACTTTTATTACAACATAATAGTATTGGTTCTCCACTTGATAAGTCTACACCATAAAATCCACCTTCACTTGTTCTTGCATAACCTAATTTAACCATAATTTTAATCCTTTCTTAGATTTCATCTGCATAAAATCTACCAAAATTATCTAACCATTCTTCTAATTCTGGTGTCAATATACCATCCTTAGTCATGTGTTTTGCTAAACAAACTAATGTATCATTTACTATCATATCTTTATCAAAATCTTCTTCATATTTTGATATAATATTTTCTGCATCTAATAGTTCTCTTTCATAATCATTATTTGCATCTTTTAATTCATCTATTTCTTCTTGTAATTCTTTAATCTTTTCATCCTTTTCTTCTAATTGTTTTCTTAAATCTTCTATTTCATCTAACTTAGAATACCCTAATATTCCACTATCTTTAATTTCATTATTTTCCATAAGGAATACTCCTTTCACCAAATTTCCAATCAAATATAACTTTACCATTTTCAACCATTACTACAACACCAATAATATTAAGTCTTATTGCATTTTCAGAAGCTAAAAATAATGTTATTATACTTTGTACTATATCTAAGCTTCCCATAGCAAATGATTCTAGTATTTCTTCTAATAATTCATCTGGTGTTATAGGTTTACTTCCTATTGGAATTTCTTCAACTACTTCTTTTTTCATATTATTTTTATTAGCATTAACAATCTTTCTTGCTTTAGTTATATCTATAATATTATTCTTCTGTTGATTTCTTTTTTCTACCTCTTTTTGATTTTGGTTTTGATTCTGTTTTTCCACCTATAAAATCCTCCCCATTATGAGCTTCTAAAAATTTATAAAAATCAATTAAAAATTCTGCAAAATCTTTCTTTGAATTTAAAGTATCTTCATCTTCCTCATCTTCATAATCTTCGTCTTCATAATCTTCGCTCTCATCTTCACATTCTAAACAATTATCAGATTCTTTTACTAAAAACGAAGATTCTATTCTAATACTATCTTCAGTTACAATCTTTTCAAATACTAACTTATTTACACCAAATAAATTTGCCTCTTCTGAAAATAAATATGACGTAACAGCCTCAACTAACATTTTCTGCATACCCTTATGTACATCTGTGTACTCTACTTCATTGCTACAATTTCCTTTACAATTACTACATTCTTTGTTCATTTTAAATCTCTCCTTTAATTTTATTTTTCTTTTAAATCATAAAATGTTTCTTTTATTATAATTCCTTCATTCTCTGCTTTTGAAACACTCCATCCTTCTTTTAATAAATCTTTTGCACTTACTAGTCCATTTTTATCTGCATATTTTCTAAATATTCCTTCTGCTGTCATTTATTAACCATCTTCCTTTCTTTTGTAAACTCTCCTTGTCTTAACATCTTTTGCAAGTCATGTACCTCACTTAGTTCTCTATCTACACAATTTCTAATATTACATATTTTATCTTCAAGCATTACATAAAGATTTTCAATTTCCATAGTCCAGTTAGAAAATAAAATATCATTATTCATTAATAAAATAACTTTATAGTCTTTATAATATATATCTTTTTTAAATCCTTTAAGTACCTTTTCAAGCTGAACCATAGATACAGGATGTAATAAACCATCAATATTTGAAATTACAAAATGTCTTATTCCACTTAAACTAAATACATATAGATTATAATATAACCAGAATAATGATGTAACACCACTACCATGCTCTTCTTTTATAAAACATTTAAACCAATCATTAACTGTGTATTCACTTCTAAACATTTTAAAATTTTTATCTATTATTTTAATACAAAATTCTTCAAATTCTTTAGAAAATGCATCTGTATTAGTTATCCTTTCACTAACACCCATTTCAGTTAAATCAAATACATGTCCACACTCTATATACCCTATTTTATTATCTGAATATGGTGTAATTATTTCGCAAGTATGTTCTTTTTCTGTTAAACTAAACTCAACACTTTTTTGTACTACTTTTAATGATGTATTCCATTCATCCTTATCAAACAATTTTGATAATTCCTTAGTTAAAAACATCTAATCACCTCCTACCTCTATTATTTCTTCTTAATAATTCTGCTCTAGATATTAACATAAGATTTTCAATTACTAAGTTATCTGGATTTCCATCTTTAGTTACAACTACATAACCTTTAGGCAAATCCTTTTGATTATGCAATTCCCATAAATACTTTTTATATAAATTATTAGGTTTTCTATTTCCTCTCCAATCTATATTTATATAATAATTCCATTCAACTTTTCCTTTATTTTTTCCTTTTCTATGAGTGCTTTTCCTTTTTACTACTGTTCCTTTTCTTAATGTATTATAAGGTAAAAACACTCCTTCTTCACTAGACAAAGGAGATGCTGCTGTATTTTGATATTGTATATATGTCTTACTACATTTTTCTTGACTTTCCTTTGACATCCATTCTTTTTGAGGTTTTCCTTTATTAAATGAAGGTTGTCCTTTTATAAATTGATTATCTTTAAATCCTTGGGATATATGTTCTCTAGCCCATTGACAATAACACCAATAGCTACAAGTTTTTCTTTCTTTATATTCTGGTTTAGGTTCAAACTCTTTTCCACAAACTATACATTTATTCATAAAAACCTCCTTACAAGAATTGATTTCTAGGGAATTTTATAGAATAACCAATATATCTTCATTACCTGTTTTCTTTTATTACATCCTTAAAAGTGCTTATAAATATGTATGGTATATATAAAATCCAAATTGCAGAAGCAAGAAAAGTACATATAAATATTGTTTTCTTATCTCCTATCAATTCTCTATCTTCATTATTATCTATATCTAATTCACTTACTAACATAAATTGTAAAATTTTATATACAATAATTCCAACTACTATATAAAATAATATTCCAGTTATTGTTTCTAATCTCAATGTCTACACCTCTTTTCTGCCATATAATCCTTCTAGTTCATTTACTGCTTTTGTATATCTTCTTTTTGCCTGTGTTACTTCTTTTTTATCAACTTTATTCTGTATAAATAAATCTTCTAATATAGATACTTCTGCTTCTAAATCTGCAACTTTAGTTATTCCTTCTAATATCATCTCTTCTGTAACTTGTTTATCTATTGCAGTATCTATAGCTTCTTTATATACATCATCTATCCTACTTTGATTTATAAAATTAATATACTCTTCTGTACTATTAAATGTTCTTATTACTTCCATTTAGGTTCTCCTTTAAATTTCATTTAGTATCTTCTTTATACCACCCAAAATTTTCATCAATATGAGTTAGTTTACCTACACCCTTATTTAGAAATTCTTTATCTATTCTATCTGCTTCTTGTAATGATTTATCTTTATATGTCATAAATACCTCCTATACTAATTCTGCAATATCACACTCTAGTACTTCTGCAAGTTTCTTTATTGTTTTTAAAGTTGGGTTATCTCTATCTCCACTTCTTAACATATCTAAATATCTAACAGTCATTCCTGCTTTAACAGCAATTTGTTTACTAGACATATATTCTCTTTGTGATATTATCCTATTTAATTTATCTGCAAAACTTTCTTCCTTATTTGATTTTCTAATTACTTTGTCTGTATTTGAATATAATTTAGGAAGTAACCTAGTTATAACAACATCTTTGGTTAAATCTTTTTCTTCATCATCTAATAATGATATTGTTTTTATACTTCTGCCTCCATCTGGTCTATTAAACTCAACTACTGGTTCTCTCAAAAACATTTTAATTGTATTTACCTCTAACTTTTTCATAATTATTCTACCTCCCTTAACTTATCTAACATTCTAGTATTCTCTAATACTATTTCATTTATTATATAATTATCTATTTCACTATATTCTGTTAAAACATCCTTATACTCTTATTGTACTATAAGTTTTAAAATATGTCAAGCATTTTTTAATAAATCTTATGAATTATCACTAGATTTTGTTTCAACTACAATATCCTTATTTAATATTAGAATACAATCACAGTCCCAACCATATAATGCAAAATATAAATTATCATTAATTATAAGTTCTATTGCATCATAATCATCTTTAAGTTTCTCAAAATCAAGAAAATAATCATCTTCTGCTGCAAATTTAGGTTTATCTGCTTGTTGTGGTAAATCTTTTAATTGAGATACATCTGTAATAGTTAATACTTTAGCGTCGTCTTTCAATGTAAATTTAAACCATCTATTATCTGTATATTTATCAAAATGGAAGTCATTATCATCTACCCATTCTTTCCAGCCATATCTACAATTAATATTACTAGCCCATAAACCTCCTAATGGTTTATTCCAACCATATTTATTTTCTACTTCTTTAAAACTATTCTGTCCGTCAAAATGTCTATGCCCATAGTGTATATAGGTATTCATAATAATCACTTCCTTTCTTTATAAATCTTTATATATTCTATTTAAAGTATTCTTTATTTATTTAACATTATTATAGTTTAATACCAATATTTGCTTGTAGTTCTTTCCAAATAACCTAATCAAATCTTCATCTGTATATTTAAGTAAGCTTATTATTCTTATTTGTGTTAATAAATCTTGTTTATTATTTCTCATATCTATCGTCTCTAATCTTTACTCCAATACCCATAAACACATCTTGTTCCTTCTCTAGTGCAATCGTATGTATCGTATAATACACCATCTTTTACACAAGTTAAATGTTTACTAGCTTTAATTATTAAAATTCCTTTTGGTAATTCATTCTCATTTAGATGTACTTTACATCCACTTCCTATTGTCATTAAAGGATGCCATTTCCATTTTAATCTTTCTTCTATATATTTTCTTGATAACGGTTTTGGTACACCATTTCTAACACTACTACTTTCTTTAAATTTATGCTTTCTTCTTTTACTATGTTCCATGTGATATTTAATAAATTTATCTAAATCTTCATACACCTCTTTGTAATCTTTTCCTGTTGCATTGCATATTGCTCTACATACACAATCTCCAGCACTACCTTTAAAATATTTACTTCTACCACCATCACTATATACTACTTTCACTATATCTCAGCTCCTAATCTATATAATCTTTCATCTATTTCTGTTGTAACATATTGCATCATATTTGAATATACATTATAAATTTTTCCCAATGTTTTATCTATATTAGCTAATTCTCTTGATGCTGTCATTAAATCTGATACAGCATATACAAAACTATTTCTTAAATCCGATAAAGTTTTTATATTATTTATTTTAGATAATTTTAGTATTTCATCTACTGCCTTTGTATATTTTACATCCTCTTTTACTATAAATTCGTCATTGTCCTTAAAAGCCTCATATAAGTTTGTCAATGTTTGGTCTTCTAATTTTAATAAATCCATTTTGATTTACCACCTTTCTTAAATAATTCTTTTATATTGTATGATAATAATTTTAAAAATTGTCAACATTTAAAATTATTATTTCCTTTTACATCTGTTATTATACTATAAGTTTTAAAATATGTCAAGGGTTTTTTCAAAATTTATTAAATTTGTTTAAACCTAGAGACCAAAAAGATAGCATAAATCTATATGCTATCAATTTATTATTTATATTATTTCTCTTCTAATTCCTCATTTGAATTATTATCTCTAAATGCTTTTGGCATATTTGATTGATTATTCAAATTATTCGTATCAGGTGTATCATTTGTTTCTTCATTATTTTCTTCTGTCTCTGGTGCATCCTCGTTTGAATCATCTATATCTTCTTCACTATCTGCTTCATCAACATCAGGTGTCTTATCCCAGAATTTCTTCATAGCACCATGTTTTCCTAATTGTCTTGCATATTCATCTGGTAATTGGAAATCTTCCTCTGATACTTTTAAGAAATCTCTAACCCAGTCTATCTCATCTACTATCCATTGTTGTAATGTTGATGCAACTTGTTTTACCCAAGACTTATTTGAAAGTAGTGAAATAAGATGTTTACACATAGCACCATAACCATTTGGATTTGTTATATTAGAAGGTCTGTTTTCTGGTTTCCCATATTTATATTCTAATACAGAAGCCATATAAGCAAATCTATACACAAAATCTCCACAATTACAATCAACTTTTATATTCATACCATCCATTGCACCTAGTAAAGCTTTTCTTACTGTTTCTAATGACATTTTCTTATCTCTTGCCTCATCTACTTCTAAACCTACCCAATATAAAATATCATCTAATTCTATTGTATCAAAATAGTCTCCTACTCTATTAGTTATTACTATTGCATCTCTTGTTTTAATTGATGTTGTATCTATATCAACTAAACTAAAACCTTTATAACCTGCTGATTTATTATATCTAGTTATTGTTTCTGCTTTTGATTTTGCTAATAATTCATTTCTTGATGCTTCTTCTAACTTTTTACTTTCTACTTTCTTTTTATTATTTCTATATGCTATTCCAATTTCATCTATATATCTTTCAAAACTATCTGTATTTTCAAACTTTTTATTATCAGGATACAATAAATAGAATGTTCCATTTCTATTTTTACTAATAGCACTTCTAATAAATATTGTTCTAAACTGTCTGTCTGCATATTCAAATTCTAATTTTGGTTTTCCTGTTTTTGCATACTCTAACCTAGAATCTATCTTTAATGTCTGTTTAAGTCTATCTTGTAATCTTTCTAAATTATCATATTGTGCTTGTACCCATTCATTTCCTATACTCTCTTTCAACTTTCTACTTTCTGTCAAAGATATTTTATTTGCATTATCTAATAATTCTTTTAATTTTGCAATTTCATTTTTCTGCCCTAATGCACTAAACCCATTATCTATATCTTTTTGTAGCTCTTTTATTCTTTTTTTCACAGCATCCACACTAACAAAATCAGAATTATCTACTAAATACATATCTCTATTATCTTTTATTTTTCTTACCTTATATCCATTACATCTTAAATCATTTTCAAATGATTTCTTATCTGGATAATCACTATCTTCTATAACTTTAGAATTACCATCTTCATCTGTAACATATCCATATAGATGTATTCCTTCTGTTATTCTTTTACTTTCTAATATTTGTATTTTACCCTTACAGTATTTATTTTCTGTTTCAATTAAATTTATAAGAGTATCATAATTATATGGAGATACAAATTTACCTTCATTTTTCTTAAACACATTTAGTAACTTATCTTTTCCAAACTTATTTATTATACTTGGTATATCAGATTCAACTGTATTTGTATGACCTTGAACACTTGATATAGAAGATACCATTAAATCAATATCAATAATCTCTTCTGGTTTTATATTTCTATATACGATATATTCTGTATCATTTTGTTCAACTAAATTTTCATCATTTTCATCTATTTCAAATGTTATAGTTGCACCACCATATCCATATCCTCTTACTGTACTACACCAGATACCAGCACCTTCAGCCTCACTACCCTTACCATAAACAGATAATCTCATTCCACCTTTAATGCCTTCTGTGTTTATTTTTACAGCATTTTGATTAGAGGTATTATGATATAATGTAATATTTCCCATTATATAACCTCCTAATTATATTATTTATTTTCTGTTTTTACCTCTTCATCTTCCTTACTCTCTTCTTTTACTTCATCTTTTTTACTATCTGTTTTCTTTTTAACTGTTTTCTTTTCTTCTTTTTTTGCTTCTTCATCTGCCTTGGATTGAGATTGAGCTTGAGCCTGAGCTTTTGCTTCCTCTTCTGCCTTTTGCATTTCTTTCATCATTCTTTCTTGCTCTTCCATTATTCTTCTATTTTCTGCTTCTTGCTCTTCCATTTTTCTTTGAAATTCTTCTTGTTTTCTTTGTCTAACTTCATTATCATCAATACCCTCAATATTTGTTTTGGATATTAATCCTAATGAAATTAACTTATTTACTCTCTGTCTTTCCATATCATAATATGAATCCATTATTGGTTCAGATGTTTCTCCTTTTGCTAATGAAACACCACATACATTAATAACCTTATTACTTCTGTTAAAAATTGTAAACATTTATATTACCTCCTAATTTAAAATACTTTTTTAAAATCACTTCCATCATATAATAAATATGACTTATCCCCATATTTAGAACCACCTCTATATGTAGAATGTGTATCTGTAAAGAATAATCTAAAACCTTCTTCTTTTCTTTCTGTTATTGTTTCTACAGGAGAATGCCCTACTATTTGATTTGGTATTAACATTTTCTCTCTTAATGCAGATTGAAACAACTCTCTTTTATCTGTCCATACAGGAGAACTACATAAATCATTACCACCTCTCATGTATGAACAATATTTATAATATACTAAATTATTTAATTTATCTTCTTGTAACTTATCTATAACTGGTTTCCAATCTCCATAAGTATCCAACACTTGACATATATAATCATTTGTAAATCCTGCGTGAGAACATACATAAGTAGTATTTTCATCTATTTCAAATTCTGTATATAAATCAAATAAATTTATATTATTTTCTAATAATCCATTTACTTCCTCTTCTCTTTCATACTGATGTCCTGAACAAGGAAATTGTAAATAACTCAATTCATGATTTCCAATACAAAAAGTATATTTATCTGGATTAGATTTCTTTAATTCTATAACCTTATTTAATGTTTGTATAGATTCAACATTAGTTGTATTCCAATCATCTACATAATCTCCTAAAAAGATTACTCTGTCTAAATTATATTCTTTATCTAATCTTCTTACATCATCAAATATATATTGATGATTATGTACATCCCCTACAAATAAAACCTTCATATACTACCTCCTATAATACTGTATCAAGCCCTGTTATATGTTGTACACTATCATCTTTATTTACAAATTTTCCATAGAAACCTTGTGTACCATCATTATTAACATCATAATAGAAACTAGTATTAACATCTATTGATACAATAGGTTCGTGGTGTGCTTTCCATAAGTAACAGTCTTCTGAATAGAATGTAAGAGTTGACCTTACTATATTTCCTTTATTATTCATATTATGAATATCACTATTATCTTCAATTTCACTATTAAACATTATATTAAATGTATGATACATATTTAATCCATGTAATACTTTAACCAAAAGTGTTGGTCTTAAATGATAATACCATAATATCTCTCTAACTAATGCATCGTTAGTTATTCTATCTCTAGTCCATACATCTAATTGCCAATTTACTGTTATTGGAATTACTTGAGCTCTTACTTCTAATCTTTCTTTAGGGTTATCAGGATTTTGCATAAGAATTTTATCACCTACGAAAGTTTGGCTCATTTGTCTATCAAGATTTAATTGCCAACTCAATCTCTGTAAACTTATAAATGGCATTACAATTTTATCATTATCCATCTGCCCTAATATATTAAATGCTTGGTCAGGGGAAGCCATTATAACTTTACTGTTTATATCACTTTCTGTTATAGGTGGTTGTTTAAATCTTGCTCTAAAATCATTTACAAGTGCAATATCATAAGCATAAACTGACACATCACTCTCTTTTATATTAGGTTGTTGCAAATTTTTATTATCTATATTTGCTTCTGACATTTATTATCTACCTCCATTAATCTGATATTATTTTTCCTTTTGTTATACTAGATGTTTTCAACATTATATAAGCCTTCCACCATTTATTTAATTGAACATGATTGAACTTTCTTCTTATAAATTGTATCATTCCAGTTCCCTTTACAATATTATCCCCATTATCAATAAATTTTAAGAATTTAGTTATTGGTGTTCTTGTGTTAGGAATTAAAACCCTATTATCAAAATATATCTCCCATGTTTCTTTTCTTTTTCTTATTTTAAAACACTTTTTTATACTAGCCATAATCATATCTGTTGTAATATCTTTTGAACTTATCCATTCTATCCATCTAGCTCTTTTTATATAATTTAATCTAGCATCAATTCTTCTTTTGTTTGCATCTCTATTCATATAAATAAATATTTTCTCACACAACCAATTCAAAAAATCTCTAATTCTATCTCGTTCGTCATCTGTTAAATTTTCGAACTGCATTCTTACTAACATATCCCATCTCCTATCCGCTAAATGGACTGTCCTCATCATTAATAAATGTATAATTATTTTCCCATTCTTTAAACTTCTCTGGTGTTGTATCTATTACTTCTGTATTAGTTGTATATAGTGAATTTTGTTCTTTAGATGTAACCTCACTTTTTTCTTGACTAACCTTTTCATTATTTACTAATGTATATTGATTTCTTTGTGGGAATTGGTCTAGTACTGGTGCTAAGGCTACTGTATAACTATCAGGATATTCTAAATTACTTCCTATTCTAGTTATATCAAAAAGTCTAGGTCTGTCTGTACCTTTAATAGTTGCTAACATTATTCTGCACCCAACCATTAAATTTGGAGTGTCAAATGGTATATGTGCAATTATTGGCAATGTATCTCCTAATTCAGATAACCATCCATAAGTATTTAATGTTTCTATTGTAGGATTTTCATTTAGTATTATATTCATTCTAATAGGTTGAGAATATTTGAAATTCTTTTCGGAATGTATTGTATATTCTTTATCTGTAACCCATTGATAAGCACAACTTATACCAACTAACTTACACATTTCCTTAAAGTATCTTCTTTGTAATAGTGCTTCATTTCTAATAAGCATTCCCATATCTTATTAACACCTCCATCATTAATATTTTACCGAATAATAATAGGGTGTATTATATACACCCTGTTTTAAGTGCAATTTAAAGTGTAATATTTGCACTTTATTATATAATAATCATACCATCTCTATTTCCCCATATCTCATTTATATCTGGTTCTTTTTTAACTGGTTGATTTACTACTTCTGTTTTTAACTTTTGCATCTCGTCACTTATCATAGTACTTATATCTTCGGCTTTATCTCTATTATCTCCTTGAGATGTAGGCATCTCTTCACTTATCATAGTATTTATATCTTCGTCTTTATCTTTATTATTTCCTTGAGATGTATCTGCTAAATGTACTACACCTCTTGTATCTACTGTAAACCCAAATCTTTTATTTATTGCATTTACATTTGATAAATCTCTTATAAATGTATTTCCTGTTCCATCTTTAGTTAATATTTTCTGGTCTAGATAATCTAATTCATCTAAATTTACAGATAGTACAGCATTATATACAGCTCCACCTAAACTATCTGCAATATCCTTACCCACTGATTTTATCATCTCACCATTTACCATTTTAACAGATTGCTTAGGATGGTCTACTTTACCAGTACTTTCGTTCTTCTCTAATGATGTTAATTCTCTTTGTAATTCATACAAATCTAGCAAATATAGTCTTTTTTCGATTAATGTATTTCTAAACGATGTATATCCAACACATTCTTTTTTCTTTGTATCTACAATATCCATAGATACTTCTTTTACTTCAAATCCATCTAATTTTAAACTCTGTAATAACATTAATGATTGGTAACCATCACATGATACCCCAGCAATATTCCAACCTAAATCATATTTTAAATAATGTATGAAATCTTTTACTTTAATCATTGAAAGCTCGTCATTAGGAGGGCATTTTAATCCTACACTAAATACATGCCTGAATACCATCTCTTTCATAGTATTAACAGCACCTTCATCGCTAAATCTTTCTTGATTTTTATATCCTAATACTGCAACTGCACTTATACCTGTCATATCCCCAGATTTTGATAAGTCACAATGCACATATATTTTCTTAGTATATAATAATTCAGGTACTACTTCTGGCATAAAGAAATCTTTTATTTTAATATTATCCTTTAAACCTGTTTTGACTATTTCTTGTTTGAATGGATTTATTCCATCTCCTAAACAAGGTTCTATTATTCTATGTGTTATATATTTGTAGCTACTTTGTACTGCAATACCACAAGTATCTATTAATGTTCTGTTCAAATCCATTTCAAATCTATGTAACATCTCTAAAGGTATATCTATTACTTCATAACCTTGTTTTTCTGCCTCTTTTATCTGTTCACTTGTAACATCTAAAGACATTATATAGCTTTCTAATGTATCATTACCAACTGCTAACTTAAACCACTCACCAGAGAATTTAGATGCAGGTAATACTTCCCATTGCTTGTATCTACTTACATGCATTCCTGGTTGCCCTTCATTATCTTTAATAAATGATTCTAAAACTGCATTTGTAGACTTTGCTGAGGATATTAGATACATTCTACCTTGAATACGTCCAGCAGATAAGAAACGAGATGATAAACGAAGATATAACTGATTATATATTGCCATCATTCCTGTTTGTAGATATTCAACATTATCATTACTTCCAAATGACATCTCATCCATGGCTGCGAACATAACTGCAACAGATAAAGCATGTTCCTCTGTTGAACCAATATCTAATTTTATATCCTTATTTGGCTGATATACTAAATTTGTTTTTCCTGATATAGTTCCTCTTTCTCTAAACCACGGAGACATCTGTAATGCTTTTTGAAATTTACCCCACATTGTTTTTTCTGCAAGTTTTAAATTAAGGTTAAAAAATAAGAACCAAATAGTTTCATTTGCACCTAAATAAAATCTATTAGGATTTTTTAAACACATTAATTTATATAACTCATAACATAATGAATATGTAGCAACTGTTGATTTACCTGTTCCTGTACTTCCTGTTATAGCCCATTGGTCTATAAAATTTGCTGGATTATGTACATATTTTAATTCTTTTAACCATGTTTCATATATATCCTTACCACCATTTGTATAAGGTCCTAATAAGTCATCTCTTGATAAAAATGTCCATAAGTCAACAGGTATTTCTTCATAATCTGCTAAATTTATTGCATCATACATTTCAGATGTACCTGTTTCTGATATATCATTTAGTATTGATTTAACTGCTTCTAATTCATCTGGTGTTAATGATGAAAATTGTTCTTCTAACATAAAATACCTACCTCCCTATTAATATTTTACCAAAATTAAAGAAGGGTATTAGTTACCCTTCTTTATTTGCAATAATAATCTTTTTTCCACATCGCTAACTCTTCGTCTAAAGTATTTTGATATTTTACCTTCCAACTATTTACACCATTAGCTATTTCTGCTTGGTCTTTATACCAACTTGCTATAGCATCTTCTCTTGGTTGATACCAGCTAAAATCACATATATCCCAACTATCAAATAATTTCTTGTAGCCTTTTCCATTTGCAATTTCACCTTTATATCGTCTTACTTTCCTATTTGCAATGTTTTTCATTCCTGGAGAGTTGAACTTTCTTCCAGGAAATTTCCTATAACTCCTAGACATATCTGTCACCTGCTTTCTGGCAGGGTTTCAATAACCTGCCTAGAAAACACTCATTCTTTTTAACATTATTATCACCTCTTAATATTATAACATCTTATATATCCCATCTTATTGGAATTAAAAATTCTTGTAATTCTGCTTGATGTCCATCTAACATATAATCTATGAAGTCACCTGCATCATAATATGAATATGCATCATCAAAGTCCTCATAATCATCACCAGTAAATTCATTTACACCTAATTCAATTAGCTTATTATAAATTCCCTCAACATCTCCATTAAATGTATATAATGCCATTCTATGAGTACCATCATGATGTATTAAATTTATTGATAGACTTTCGTCATCACTTGTTTCAAACTCTATTATATCATAATCTGCAACTAATGATTTAAAATCGTCCATTCCTCTTAATACTTTTCCTGCATTACCAGTTCCTCTCCAAGTTTGTGCTGTACCTAACATTATAACTAAATCATTATCATCTAATTGTCTTTCTATCATAGGTAGTATATTCTCGTTCCAATCTTCTGATATTGCTTCATTATCATTTTCATTGTACATTTCTAAATAGTCTTGAATTAAGCCATCATAAATATTGTCCATCTCTTCTTGGTTATTTGGGTCTATTCCTAAATTTTCTGCTTCTTCTTGTGCTTCTGCATTTACATCATGAAACTCCGCTAACCACTCTTTAAAGTCAGGGTCATTCTGGTCAACATACTCACTTTCAGAACTCCATACTTTTGTTCCTTCAACTATCTTTTTACTTTCTGTTTCTTTTCTTCTCTGAATTTCATTATCAACATCCATATATAACTGGTCTAAATAATCAGCTACTTCTGTATTATCTTCTGTTCCTTCTCTTTTATTAATTATATCTGTCATATATGCATCTAAATCTTCTGTTGACATATCTTTATAATTTGGTTCTTCTAAATTTTCTGTTATTTTCTTATTTTCTTCATATTCTTTTCTATATTCACCTGCCACATCTTCTAGTATATTTATTGTTTCTTTAAATCTATTCTCAAAATCGAAATCAGTATTTTTAATATATTCTACTAAACCTTTTGAACCACCTTTTATATTTAATGCTGGTATTAAGTATCCTATATTTCCCATTATTTTTGATTTATTAGCAGTTATTAAATCTTCATCATTATCTTTTATTGCATCTTGTAATTCTTCTAAATAAATATCTAAATTTTGTAATCTATTATTTATTCTTCTGTCTGCCTCATTTCCATATAAGTCTTTAGATAAGTCACCTTCAACTTTTTTACTCTCTTCAAGTTCTTCATTATACCAACTACCATCACATGTTATTTGTTGACTTTCACCTGTTTCAGATGATGTTACTGTCCATCCTATATTTCTTGTCAAAACACCATCATCTGTAAATCTTGAAGGATTCAAACCTGCATCTTCAAGTGCTTGTTCTATTTCATAAAATATACCTTTATCATAGGTATCTCCTTCTGTCAATTTTTTACTTTCTTCAAATTCTTCTTCGTCATCATACTCATATAATTCATCATCTTCTACATAACTTGTATCTACTTTACTTAACACTGTAACAAAGTTATCAGCCCAACTAAATGCACTATCAGCTTTATAATCATTAAATAGTTCATCTATTGCTTCTTCAATAGTATTATTATCTTCTATTAGATTTAAAATATTAGATATAGTTAAATCCATATATGAATTTAGATGATGAGATTTATCAGAATTATTTAAAATATCAACAGCTTTCTTTGGAAAATAGAAACCATCAACTAATGTTTTATTATCTCCTTCATCTAACATATCTTTTAAATCTTTGAAAGCATCTCTAGCCTCTTGTGGTATATTTTTCTTTACTCTTTCACTATAATCTTTTGCTAATGATTTTTCATTTTCTACATAGTCACCATAAGCATCTTCTTGTAGTTTCTTTCCTTCTATTTGTTTACTTTCTTTTCTCAATGGATTTTCCTCCTCATCTTCAACCATTTCAGGTTCTTCTAAACTTTCTTGATTTTCTATATCTTCTGGTTCTTCAAGATTTTCTTCGTGTTCTATATTATCCTGTACTTCTTCTTTATCTGTCACAGCATTTGTATTTTCAACTCTACCATTCACAACAAAACTATCTGGTACTTTACAACATATAGGGCATGTATCTTCTCCACTATCTAATAATGTATCATTTACAAATGTTCCTCCACATATAGGGCATGATAAAATATAATCTCCCTCATATTTATCTGTAAATGGTAATTCTCCTACATCTGTATTATCAACTATACCCTGTAATTCGTCAGCTACTTCTTCAAATTCCTCACTTGTTATTTCAGGGTCTGTTACTACTAATATTCCATCTGCAATTCCATCAACATTTTCCTCATCTTTCTCTGTTTCTGGTTTATTTGGGTCTTCTCTTGTTGGTGCAGATTTAATTATATTTGCAGTATCTATTGCTTCTTGGTTTGCATCTTTAACATTTTTATCTATTTTTATTTCTGTATCTTGTTTTCCTATTACATTATCTTCTTCTACTTTTTGTGTTTTTCCTAACATTTGAGCCATAAGTTCATGTAATGATTTTCCGTTTCCTACATCCATTTCAAATCCTCCTAATCTTAATATACTATGTATTATAATACAAGTTTTAAAATATGTCAAGCAATTTTATAAAATATTTAAAACTATCATCATTAATATTTTACCAATAACAAAAGTGGTATTACAATCTTTTGAAAGTAATACCACAATTCTACAAATTATTTTGTTTCTTCTGTTTTAGCTTCTTCTAATTCAGGTGTTACTGGTGTGTACCAGCTTGCTTTAAATCCTTTTATTGCAGCTTCTATTAAAATTGTTGCTTCTGCTTCTGTAATAGTTATTCCTTTTTCTTCTAACCATTCAACAGATGTTTCAAGAGCTTTTTGTAATTTCTCTTTTCCATCTAATGCTTCATACACTTGTTGTACATACTTAACTGTTGCTTCCACAACTTCTTTTTTAGTATCTGTATTGATTTTTTCTTCAAATTTATTTTTTATCTTTAATGCTACATAACCTGCAATAGCTGTAACTATTGTAACTACATAAGGCATTAAAGCTGTTATGATTTGATTTACTTGTTCCATATAAACTACCTCCTATTAAAATAACTTGTTATTTCTTTAATAACCTTTACATTTCCCAATAAGGGTTCATTATCATGCCCATTTAATCTTATTCTATCTCCTATTACTAGATATACCCTTGAATTTGAATACATTAAAAATTCAAAATAATCTAACAATGTACTACTATTAGGATTATCTGGAAGCTTAGGGTAGTAGTATCCATCGGCATAAATTGCTTCATATACAGATACCCCAGCTTCCTCACCTACAATTTCATCCCCCAAATGGATTTTACTTTTACCATTTTCAGGTATTTCGCCAAATCTAATATATACTGGTACACTTGCTTGTTTCATAATTATATTTCCTACCTCTCTAAATATGATTATTGAACATCTTTCTTATATACCCAAGACATAATCTCTTTTAATAGTATTCCATCTGGATGTGTATTACCACTTCCTACTTGCATTATAGTATAAGATTTTCCCTTGATTGAACTTGGAATTGTTTGTCCTGTACAATATCTACCTGCTGATGTCTTTAATGTTACTCTTTGTCCTTTACTAAATCCTGCAGGTGCTGATGGTTGAGGTGTTGGTGCTGAATTTCCACCTACAATACAACTATCATTTACCCATCCAATATTACCATTGTTTAATAGATATGGATTATTTGCACCATTTACTATTTTTGTAATAGTACCTGATTTAACAGCTGGATTTAATTTCTTTGTTGACATTGATGATGTGAATACACCATTTATTGAAACATTTTCACCTACATAGTGTCCTTTAGGTTGTGTTGGTGCAGATGGTGTTGAACTTCCACCAACTCTCTTTGTAAAATCTAAACAAATCCACCCTGTTCCAGATTTTAGTCTACCCCAATTACCTTGAGTTTCAACTATTGTATAAACACCTCTATCTCTTATACAACCTGTTATCGCATTTCCTGTTCCAGCTCCACTCCTAATATTTAATGCTCTTGTTGTTATTTGTACTAAATAACTGTCACCATTTACTGCTGGAGCAGGAGCTGGTGTTGGTATAGGTGCAACAGATGTACCAGATAATTCTGCATACTTTTGTCTAACTATATTCCAAAATCTTTCTAGTCCCATATCAAGTGTTCTATGAGGACAATATTTACCACTTCTACTTTGATGTGTATTTACAACTTTTGTTCCTATTGTATCTACACCCCATCCATATTGAAGCATAATTCTTGCAGTTAATTCAGCAGCATTTCTTTCGGCTGCTTCAAATCTTGCTCCTCCTGATTTACTATAACATATTTCTATTCCTATTGTTTGTCTATTTCCAAATCCACCACCATCACCAGCATGCCAAGCATTTCTATTATGTTCTATTGCTTGAACAGCTCTTACATCATCTACTGCCCAGTGGTATGATACTTTATTATTATTTGTAATCATATATGATACTTCATTTTTTGCAGAAGCATCATTAGCTGTATTATGAATGGTGATTCCTTGTGGATTCATTTCATAGGGTGCTTTACACCAATATTTACTTGATGGGCATAACATTTTTACTATTTCCATTTTACTTTTCCTCCTCTTTCTCACCTTTACTTTTTTCTTTTTCTAAAACCTTTGTAAGTTCTTGAATTGTAGTTTGTAAATCATTTATTATCATTCTAACAACCTCTGACCTATCTCCTATATCTAAATAATTCTTTGCCATTCCAAATTGATAAGCTGGATAGGTATGTTCTGTATCAACAATGTGTGTAATACCATCTTCCTGTACTTTAGTTTTTTGATACCATGTTTTATGAATTTCAAACTCAACATCATTACTTAACCTCATTGTAGATTACCACCTTTGTTATTGATTAACCTTGTGCTTCTTCTTCACTTTCAACACCAATGCCATCTTCAATCTTTTCAGACCAATCATTAGCAGGGTCATTCATACATTGTTGTCCCAATTCCTCATTGTACTCAATAATCTCATTAGGTTCTAACCAATTCTTTTCTTCCATATTCTTCTACCTCCTCATAGAATATCTCATTAATATTTTACAGAACAAAAAAAGAAACTCCTATTTGAGTTTCTTTTAAATCTCAATCTCTAATTATACTACGTCCCAATAATCTAATAATTCTCTTACTGTACTTATATTTTCTGTTGGTGGTATTTGCCCTAATGAATCTTCTATAACATTTAGTATATTAGATAATTCTAAATCCTCTGGTAAATTCATTAGAAAATCTACAAATTTTTCAAATAATTGTTCTTCATTCATTGATATTACCTCCTTCCATTAACCTAAAGTATATATAATAAATCTTTCTTCTGGGAATATTCTATAACAATTATCTTCTTCTCTTGCTATAAAATCTTCATCAGATTCTTCTTCATCTTTAAAATCGTCAAAGTCACCATAAGAACCATTTACTAATACATTATCTATTACTGCCATTGGATTATAATTGATAAATCCTAATTGCTCATCAATAATTTCCATTAGTTCATCCCATACTAAATCTGGTACTTCTCCCCATGATTCTTTTACCCATCCTGCTCTTGCATCTAGAGCACTTTTATAAACTTCTGGTGCATTATGGAATATTTCTTCCCATTCTCCCTCATCTAAATAATTTGTGTATCCATTTCCATTCCATTCTTCTGCCATTTCATAAATATTGCTATTTTCAGTAATATATGTGTCTACTACTTCAAATACTATTTCTCTTATTTCATCATAATCACCATTTGTATAACCAAAATTTTCTAAATCTTCAGATGATATAAATGTATCAGTAAATTCATCTGTTGCATCATCCACATCTCTGT